TTAGAATGTTAATTCAGAGATAACATTTCTGCCTTCTCCTTCGAGTTCGTGAAGGTACTTATCAGTGGTTTTTATACTGTGATGTCTTAGTTGCAGCTGTATAGTTTTTAAATCTACGCCTTTTTTTAATAAATGACTGGCGTATAAGTGTCGTAATTGGTGAGGACCATGTTCTGCGTGAGTGCCTTGGAATACTTTTCTCATATGTCTCCTCACTGTGTCACTATTGAGAAACCCTCTTTTTTTATTTTTAAATAAAAATCCATCTTCTGACGCTTGGTTATATTCTTTTAATTCGTCAATAAAAAAACTAGGAAGTTGAACTGCTTGTCCTACTCGATTGTTTTTTGGGGTTGTTAAGTGAGTTCCGTTTTGATTCGTGTATACCATATTACTTCTAACATAAATAATGCCTTTATCTAAGTCTATATCTTTCCAATTTAAGGCTATTGCTTCACCAATCCTTAGCCCTCCGTGAATAATTATCTTTAAGAGCATTTTCACACGGCTATTTCTTATTTTATTTATTCGTACTATTGCTTCATCATAAGATAATAAAGTTATATTTTTTTCATCCGGTTTATCTATTTTCAATTGAGATGCAACTATTCGATTCGTCATATCTCCTTTTTCATAGGCGTACGCACATACGGAAAGAAAAACAGACATAACTGATATAATTGTATTTTTACTAAGTTTTGAATCTTTTAAGGATGCTAGAAATATTTCCATATCTCTAAGTGCCAATTTACTGACTGTAATACCCTTAAAATGATCCTGATGTGACTTTATTATATTCTTTTTAACTCCGTACGTTGTTTCTTTGATTATTTTGTTTTCATATTGGAACTTTACAAATGACAAGGCGTATTCAATAAAATCAGAGTTACTACCAACCTTTTTACCTTCTTTTACTTTGTTGCGGAGGTTTTCTCTACACTCTTGGATTCCTTTGCCATAGGCGGTGTAGCGAACGTTGTCTATCATTATTTGTCCACACCACCTGTTACCACGTTTATAGAATGTACCGTCTTGATTACCACGACGTTTTGCCATATATATCACCTTCCTTTATTCCAATATTATCATATTATTAGCGAATCGTCAATTTTTGTACTAAAAAATACACTTGACCACGAACAAGCGTTCGATATATAATACGGATATAAGGCAGGAAATGTAAAAATTTCAGAAAAAACGAAATTAACACTTGACAAAAATGGAATAATATGATATAATAGGAATATAGTCGAGAGGGGGGTATCCGATTGGAATACATAACCACGAAAGAGGTAGCTGAAATGCTATCAGTCTCGACCGAACAAATTAGGAAATTTGTCAATAAGTACAACCTGCCATGTTATAAGCTAAGCCCTCGGTGTTTCCGATTTAAAAGAGAGGAAGTTGCTAAGTGGGCAGAAAGGAAGGTAGAGCGATGTATTTAGTGGCGAGTGAAAAAGGGGATTACTGTTTCTGTGAAACGATGGATGAGGCACAAGAGATATTTGAACAACTCGAACTCATTTATCGGAATGAAGATGTTAATTATGGCATCTTTGAACAGGTGGTATTTCCTACCCCCTAGAGATAGGGGGTATTTTGTTCGGTTTCCTTATTAGTGATTAGGAATATTTTAAGGAGGAGTTCATTTGAAAAAAGCAGCAGAAGCATTTGAAATTTTGCAGAAACCATTTTTACCAGAGGAAATTGAGTGGCGTGTAGGTCGAAAAAGCAAGGACGGGAGTAAAGGGACAGCGTTAGCTTATATGGATGCTCGTGCTGTGCGGAAACGGTTTAATGAAGCCGTTGGCCCAGAGAACTGGGGGTTAACATATCAACCTATTGATATGGGTGTATCGTCTAAGCTAGATAAGTTCGGTAATGCTGTTGATTACAAAGGGTTTATTGCCACTATTACTATTAGAGTCCTTGACGAAGATGGTAATGTGATTACAGTTTCTCGTTCTGACGGTTCTGAATTAACTGATTTTCAACATATTAAAGGCGGTTTAAGCGGAGCGGAAAAACGTGTAGCTAGTCAATTTGGTGTAGGTGATTACTTATACGGCTTAAAAGAGGAATGGGTTCCATTGGATAAATACGGTAACATCTTGAAAGTACCTGTCCTTCCACAGTGGGCATTGCCAGAAGGTTACGAACAACCGCTTAGCAATATCAATACAGAAGCATTGAATAATTATGCAGATATTGATGATTTTGGGGCTAGTGAGTTTGAGAAAGAGGAAAGCAGTAGCGATGACGTTGTTATGCCGTTCGGTAAGATGAAAGGGCAGAAGATTAAAGAAATGACTGATACAGGTTATTTATCTTGGATTGTTGACAAGTCTAGTTGCTATGACAATGTTAAACAGGCTGCTCGTGAACGTTTAGAAGAATTAGGTGAATAATGTTGTTAACTATAGACCTTGAAGTTGCAAAGGAGACGAGTTACTTGGCAGCAGCGGTCTACAGTGTGTTACAAGATTTAACGAAGGGAGGGACCCCGATTGAGGGTTTCTCCTATGTCGTTACATCAGCACCAGAAATAACTCGCATACTAAATACTCATAGCGTATCACAAATCAAGCGTTCAATAGTAGCATTAGAAAAGAAAGGTTATGTACGACGAATTAGATTAACAAGCCAAACACAGGGGGTATTACATGGAACAAGAATCGAAACAGTTCATTCGAGTGTATAAAGATATTATTGAAAAATATGGTTCAAATATTGCATTTTTCTTTGGTATGATGCTTGACAGTTATACATACGCAAAAAGCATTCATCGAGTATATGACGGATTTTTCTACTTGCCTACAGAATCAGTACATAATTTTGCAGGGTTCGCTAGAAAGACGCAAGTCAATTACTTAAATCAAATGGTCGAGGGTGGCTTAATCGAATTAAAATACTATGGTATGCCACAACGTCGAATGGTTAAAATCCTCAATCTTGAATCTTATCAGTAGTCTACTTAGAATAACAAAGTATGTATATTTGAATATCTTTTCTGTGTTAAGTTGAGAATACAAAGCGTCGTGAGAAAAGTATTCAGTATTATATACTTAATATAATTATATACTTAAAATTATTTTATACTTAAAATATTAAATACATTACTTTGGGTATTCCTCACTTCGGAATACTTCGTATCCTCGTTCGGAATACCTAAAATCTTCGATTTTAAGTATGAAATACTTTTTTAAAAGATTTGTTATACCAAGAAAATAAGTATTATATTAAGACGAGGCTCGCCCCGTCATTCACAGATAATTACTTGCGGTATGAGGAAAAGAAAATGAAACGTAAAAGACAGTATTTAAAACTCCTTCGATATTTATCAGAGGTGCAACTCGAAGGATTATCGAAACTTGATGTTCGCTGTGATTTTGATGTAGCGGCATTCATCAGTAATTATTGGCTTGATGTGTATTGGCGAAACAGAAATAAATTAGGGTATTATATGCTCAATGAAGTGTGCGAGGCTAATCTTTATGAGTCTCTACCTGTTCGGAGAGTAAGGTTGCTTAGGTGAAGAAATGGATAGGAAAAAGAAATTAAGTGAGGTCGTCAAGTTGTATGGAAATTGCATCATGAACCCTCTATTTGAAGGAGGGAGACCATCAAAAACCTTTTGGCGATTAAGAGCGTTTTTCAACAAACAAGATGATTCACGACTAGATAATATTTTGCTGTATCTTCAAAGTTTTGATAGGTATCCGGTAATGTCTCTAACAACCTTGATTGAAGGTGCAGATAAATTCAATAGAGAGTCTAAATGGCAGAACGATAGAGCAGAAGCCAAGCCAATCAAGAAGGAAGAACCATTGTATAACATCGACAGCTTCTTAGAATTATAGGAGGTGAAAAGTTGAAGATTTCACAATTAATTAATCAAAAAATAAACATTGTTGATTATATTAGCAAGTATACAGATCTAGAAAATCACGGTAACGTACTGAAAGGTTGCTGTCCTATTCATGGTAGTGAACAGAATAAACCTTTGGTCGTATTTCCGAATACAAATACATACTTTTGCTTTGCCTGTGAATCTGGCGGTGGACCTATCAACTTCTTAGCTGATTTAGAGGATATTCCGTATAAGGTAGCATTGGAGCAGTTAGCAAAGGAAAGTAATATCTCATTGGTGAACGACCAACAGTATCAGAAGGAAGCCGGAATTGAAGAACGGTATACAAAGAAAGCTGAAAAGGCAGTTCGTAATGTAGGGAAGGTTAAAGCCTACCTTCATAAACGAGGGTTTACTGATGATACTATTGAAGCCTTTATGCTAGGCGAGGAAAACGGCACAATTACAATCCCAATCAAAAATCCGTTTGGGCAGATTGTTGCTATTGCTCGTAGGCAGTTTGAAGGTACACCTAAGTATAAGAACTCATATAATAATGACTTATACGATAAATCAGCCTTATTGTATGGTATGGAGAAGATACGTCGCAAGGATCACTTCAATAGCAAAGATACCATTTACTTAGTTGAGGGGTATATGGACGCTATGAGCGGTTATCAAATGGGTTTACCTACTGTTGCGTATTGCGGTAACGAAGTTCACAAAGACCAAGTTACTACTTTGTCTAAATTTATTCGACCAAACGTAACGATTGCATATTGTCCGGATAACGACCAAGAAGGTTTGAAGCGTGTAATTCGTGTTCGTGATAACTTCCAAGCTATCATGCCTAATACTAATATCTATGTGTTACAGTTACCAGAAGGAATTAAAGATTTTAACGACGCTTTAATCGCCGGAATTAAAGTCGATGAAATTCCATTAGTACATATTGATAGGTATTGTGTGCAGTGGGTATTATCTCGTTGTAAGCATGATGAAGATAGATTTAATCAAATGCATGACTACCTTAAAACGGTAAAGAATGATTTAGTTAAATCGGATATCATCAAGGAATTGGCTGAACTTTGGGATAGACCGTTTGAACAGCTTAAAGAGTATTTCAAAACTTCTAAGGAGGATTTGGACGAACTCGTTAAGGAAGCTGACAAAACAGAAGGCTGTTTGAATGATTTGAAACGCTTGTATGAACGTGGAGAATTAAAAACCGGATTTCAACAGGTTGATAATTGTATTGGCGGTATGACGAAGAAACAAGTGCTAGTGATTGGTGCGTATTCGGCAGCAGGCAAGACTGATGTAGCGATTGAATACATTCTCCGTCAGTTAACCGTAAATAAATCTCGTATACTATTCTTTTCATTAGAAATGCCAAAAGGAAAGGTATTGGAGCGTATGATTGCTAAGATTGTAGGTGTACGCTTAAAAGATGTAAAAGAAATTGTCATGAGTGGAGATGAACGCATTAAGCAAGTAATCGACAAGTTAGACGAACGATTGATTGTATACGACCAAAACGACTTATCTATCTTTGAAATCGAAAAACGATTACAAGCAGTCAATCAAAAGGGTTTACTCGGTGGAGATGTTGATGTTGTAGTTGTTGATTATTTTGGTTACTTGAAAGGTACTGATGATTTTGAAGGTGCCTCGGCACAAGCTAAATATATGAAATACATTGCTAAAACTTACGATGTTGTATTTTGTATGTTATCGCAGTTGAGTCGTAAGGCAAATACTTATGAAGAACCTACCATGGATATGTTAAAGTTGACAGGCGACCTTGAAGCGTCAGCAGATGTTATTATTATGCTGTGGAGACCGGAGAAGGAGCCTAATATATCTATGGAGAAGGAAGCAAGGTTAAGGAATATAACTAGAATGAAAGTAGAGAAGGCTCGTGACGGTATTTATGGTCCTACTCGAATGGAATTTAAGTATAATTCTTCAAATTCTCGCTTAGAGGAACAAATTACCTCTTGACAAAATTGGAATTTTATGGTATAATAGGAATATAGAAAGCGAAAAAAATATTTTTTTATTCCTAAATATTAGTGAATAAGAATGTTTAAGGGGGGTATAATATGCCTTACAATGAATTTATATGCCTAGATGAGAATAAAGTTAAAATATCTGACTGCATGAAAGGTTGTCGATTAGATGGCGTTTCAGACCAATTCGGAAATTTATATTGTCCTGCAGGCAGATGCATGACAAAACAAGCGTTGCGACAAATTGCAGAGCAGCGTGAATGGAAGGGGAAACCGAGTACCACTCAACTATTAAACGGAACTAGGGAAAACTACTTAAAAATTAAATATAACTATGCAATCAAGCCCAAGGATTCCGTTTTCATGTTGTTTGGTACTAGCGTTCACAATAATCTCGAAGGTTACACTGACGAGGAAGCGGGAGAACTTGCCGAACTTCGATTAGAAGATGATTACTCTACAGGGGCATTCGACTTCTACTCTCCAGAAAATGGTGGTACGCTGTACGACTTAAAAACGTATGGATCGTACAAGGCAGCAGGTGTCCTCGGTCTAGAGGAAGTAAAAATTCCTACTGGACAGTATTACAAGAATGGTAATCCTAAATATCGAAAGATATTTAAGCCTGGTGGCGTTAAGCATCGTCTTGACTTAGCGATTCAGCTTAACGATTACCGAATGAAAATTGAAAGTAATCTAGGCTTGCCTGTTAGCAATATGGCTTGCCAAATGACGGTACGTGACGGAAATACCTACATGGCAACACAACGAGGGGTAACAGAGCCTAGTTATTTAGTTCCGATTAATCGTATTAGCGATACGTGGATTCGCAAGTACATGAAGACTAAGTCGGAGCGATTGACAACCGCATTAGCGACAGATACACTTCCACCACCGTGTTCCTATCGTGAACGGTGGGGAGGACGAAAATGTGAAAATTTCTGTTCAGTTAATCATTTGTGTGATTTTTATGTGAAACAAGGGGGAGAAAAATAATGGAAGAAATGACACCGAAGGAACAAAAGTTTATTGATGATATGAAGGTAATTCTCGATATGTTAGGTATTGAAAGTGAAGTTTCTGTTAAGCAAGGACTAACTACTGATGATTTTTGTGTAGAACTTGAAGAAACGTTACTCGGTATCGAAGGTTTATTCTTAGAAAAAAACAAACAGTATTCAGACGGTAACGATATTTTGTCGGCATTTATCAAAGGTGCTGAACGTCGGTATGGTGAGGTTTGTAAGGAGACCGTGTTAGATACAATCCTAGCCTACAAAGACAAGCATGACTTAGCCTTGTTAGAAAACGGCTTAGATTTACCGGACTTTGAAGACCGAATTAATGACATTATCGTATATTTGATTTTTGCAAAACTCGTCAATAAACATGTCTTGTAAGGTCGATGGTAATTGCCTACACCCGAAAGATGATTGTTGGTTTTGCGACAATTACAATTTGTATCAGCCAAAAAATCCTAGCATCTTATCTCCTCGACAAGAGGAAGCAAGACTAGCTAGGAAGTTGGCGAAAAAGGTTAAGAAACAATCTTCTGCATCTAAACGTGGCAGAAGTAACCGAATTAATGGTCGTAAAGCAGAACGAGACATCGTCAAGTGGTTTGAAAAGATAGGCATTGATTCAAATTTAGTACCAATGTCCGGAGCATTAAAAAGTGCTAATGTTATCGCTGCCTTGGCTAATGACGAGATGATCGAGAAAATGCGAGGAGACATTAAGGTTACTATCAACGGAAATACATATACTGTTGAAAGTAAGCGAAATATACACTCTGATAGTTGGTATAAGAAAGCAGAAGAAGGGGTAGTTCATATTAAGGGGTTTGCCTACTTGTTACGACAGGATTTATTCGAGGGTTTGACATTAGGCGTTAACCTACAAATTGCGAAAGAAGTGGAAGATAAAGGATTTAATCTAGTACACAATTACTTTAATCAAGATAATAGCGATATTGTGGTAATCAGCCGACCGTATTGCAACTATCTATTCTTTGTGAGAGAGGGTGTATACGATGAAATTAGAGCCGTTTTTCAGAATGGTAATTGATTGTGAAAATAAAGGCGACTTTGACGTTGAAGTATTGTCGAGAGCAGAATGCGAACCAAGCGACATGTTTACAGCTATCGCATGTGCTATCGTAGTTACCATTGAATCGCTACAGAAAGAGTACGAAATGACGGATAAAGACGTTGAGAACTCTATTAAAGTATTTAATCGAATTTTAGAAATGAAATTAGCTAAGGGAGGAAAAGTATGTTAATTGTTGGTGCTAAAGGTAATAAGATTTTGAATTGCAGTGATGTATTTATTAAAAACCGGGTTGATTATGCAGACCGCAATAGTGTGTTCTGTTATGACGTAAAAGGCACTTTGATTAATGGTCGTACGGAAACCATTAAATCATTTAACACAGAGGACGAAGCACGACAATTCATTTTTCTCTTAACACGAGATTTTGGGGCGAATACTAGAGCATTGGAGGGTAACGATAATGACGGATTGGAACGAACTAAAGGAACTGTTTGATGACGTTAAAAGCCGATATGAGATTCTCGATGATACCGACGTAGGTGAAGCCTACAGTTTAATGAAAGTTTCTTCGGCACTACAAGCATCATATGAATATGGTTTAGCTGATTTGGTTAAGTCCTTAGCGTATAAGGATAGAGAAGCAAAAGCTATTCAAGCTGATGTGAGCAGAGCGTCTTCTAATAAGGTAAATGAGGGGGAGAGAATTGCAACTTCTTCCCCAGAAGTTATCGAAGCATGGAATAAGTGTGCAGATATTAAACGTAGCTGTCAATTAGTAGAATCTACCGTAAAATTCCTTAGTCGTATTTATTATGATTGTAAGTTAGTCTATGAAAATGGCTGTCGCAACATGAGAGATTCGACGAAGGGAGAGAAACTCGTTGGTAGAGTATGAGGCACTAGAACAAATTGCTAGAGAGGTTCAGAGAGATTTGTATTACACGTTTGGGGAAACATTGTGCTTGATTTCTGAACCTCATCAAGCATTTATGGTTATTGATAAAAAAGGGAACATAGTATTTATGTGGGCGGCAAATGGCTAAGAGAAAAAGATTAGGGATTGTTAATCCAACCGATACAATCAAACTAAAAAACGGTAAAACCATGAAAGTACGTTATGTATCGTACGACATGAAAACCGGAATTACGAGTTATATGGGGTATGAGAAAAAGGCAAAATATATTCCAGAAGATGATGTTGAGAAAATAGTAGAGAGGGGATCACGATGGAAACAAGCGGTTTGATATTTCTTTTTATCTTTAATTTTCTTGTAACATATTTTGCATTTGATTCTTTGCATCATCTTGCAACGTATTTATGAGTGGGGAGGAAAAATGACAGAAGGTAATGGCAAAATTATTGACGGACAGAAGATGATTCCACTTGATGAGATGTTAGCATTTCTTGATAATATCATTCTCGCTGCCGTAGAGAGCAAGGCTGTTCTCGAACATGAATGGGAGTACGAAGACATGGACGATATGGAGAAAGAGAAATGTAATTAGTAAAAGGGGAAATATGAGGGAGATAACATTTATTGATTTTTTCGCAGGTATCGGCGGTTTTCGTAGCGGATTAGAACAAACAGGTATGAAGTGCGTAGGGTATTGTGAATTTGATAGATTCGCAAGAGCGTCATATGAAGTTATGTATGATACAGAGGGCGAATGGACAGCTAAGGATGTTCGTGATGTTAAAGGATCCGATTTACCGAATGCTGATATATGGACGTTTGGTTTTCCTTGTCAAGATATTTCAATCGCCGGATTGACTAAAGGCTTGACAGGCGGAAACCGCAGTAAGTTGTTTTTTGAGGTGATGAGGTTACTAGATGAAAAAGAAGAAAATAAACCCGAATGGATTATCGCTGAAAACGTTAGAAACTTATTATCCATCGACAGTGGATGGGGATTCTATCATGTACTCTCCGAAATGGAGCAACGAGGGTACAGTATCGAATGGAAAGTGTATAATTCCAAAAACTATGGAGTTCCACAAAATCGAGAGAGAGTGTTCATTGTTGGACATCTTGGAACCAATGGTGGACGCTCATTACTACCTATCGCAAGAGAAGGTGCAGCAACTATTAAGCAAGAAGGGAATATTAGAAACACAACAAGTTTTGGAGGAAACCCACAAACAGGGAGAATATACAGCCCAGAGGGAATTTCACCAACACTAAACACTTGTCAAGGTGGAGGGCATGAACCAAAGATTGTTGAACGCTCTTTTGTCGATTTAAACATGGATCCAAAGGTTACTGATGTTGCACGTTATACAGACGGAGTTACCAATCACAAGGGAGTCAATAGTGGCGTTATTGAGGCTGTGCCAATTAAAAATGCTACAAAGCAAGGCTATATCATGGCAGAAGTTGGAGATGGCGTTAGATTGTCCTATCCAACAACAAACCGACAAAGGGGCAGAGTGCAAAAACAGATGGCACAAACAATTACCACTCAAAATGATGTGGGAGTGCTGATGAATTACAGCCCTATCCGTATTCGTAAATTAACCCCTCGTGAATGTTGGCGTTTACAAGGGTTTAGCGACGAACAATTCGAGAAAGCAGAGAAAGTTAATAGCAATGCACAGCTATACAAACAAGCTGGCAATGCAGTTACCGTCAACGTTGCTAAAGCGATTGGCGACCATTTAGTTAGTTTAATTAATGAAGGGGGAAACTAATTGTTATTAAGTCAAGAATTTTTAAGCCAGTATCCGGATTTTCCAGAACATCAAAGTGAAATGAGTAAGTTTGTATATTATCGTACGTATTCTCGTTGGCTACCAGAAGAAAATCGTCGTGAAACATGGAAAGAAACGTGTGCGAGAGCAGTTGAATATAACTGTTCATTGGCCCCTACATTAAAAGAAGAAGCGGAACAGTTATTTCATAATATTTTTAATTTGAAACAGTTTGTGAGTGGTCGCAGCTTGTGGATTGGCGGTACAGAGGCGGCTAAGAAAGCACCGTTGGCAGGATTTAACTGTTCTTTCCTTGTGATTGATACATTGCAAGCCTTTGCCGATTTGTTCTATCTCTTAATGGTAGGTACAGGCGTAGGCTTCCGTATTTTGCCCGAAGATGTAAAGAAACTTCCTTCATTCCGTAACGATGTTACCTTGAAATGTTTCTATCATGGTGATGAGCCGTGGGGTAATCCTACCACCACCTTTGAACATATCAGTGATAAGTCAGCAAAGATTATCGTAGGTGATAGTAAAGAAGGCTGGGTTACGGCTTTAGAATTATACCTCGATGTTATGGCTCACAATATTGATGAAAATATTAAGTTCTTGTACATGGATTTTAGCCGTATTCGTCCTAAAGGGACTCCTCTCAAAACATTCGGGGGTTAACCATTTGTAGCCCCCTTTTAGCAGAAATGCTATCAAAATAAACCATGTGAACCTATAAATGTAGGGTGTAACAGTTACGTTTAGGACTTATAGGAAATGATAAGTAAAACTGTTGCTAACAGGGGAAACCTAAGTCTAATAGATATGGTAATCCTGTGCCAAGACCCGTATACACCAGAAAGTGAGGTGTATATGACTAACGAATTTGAAACTATGATTTCTGATTTTGTTCGCGTAAAAGTTGGAACATATGAAACCCTAGATGATTATTATATTAATCGGAAGGGAGACATTATCGGAGTAAGGCGAAGAACTATGCAAGTCTTAAAGCCGAAAGTATCTGTGAACGGATATTATCAGATTGCTCTTAGGGATAAGAGCGGAAATAGAAACTGGTATAACATTCACCGTCTTGTTGCTTTTACCTTCTTAACCAATCCTAGAGGAGAGGGAACACAAGTAAATCACAAAGACGGAAACAAGCTGAACAATAACGTTGAGAACTTAGAATGGACAACTCCATCCGGTAACACTATTCATGCTTATGAAAACGGACTGTGTGCTAAAGTTTTAAAGGCTGGAGCCTTGTATAAAGATGGAGAGTATATAGCTTCGTTTAAGAAGAAAAAAGATGTAGTTAACTATATCTGCAAGGAAACGGGATATTCATTCGACGTTGTTAGAAAGTCGTTGACAGGATTAGTTCCTAATACGAATTTACAATGCTATCAGTATATTTTGTCATAGTGTATACAGGTAAGGTCAAACGACTATCCGCAAGGAGTAGTTTCTAGGTGAAATTCCTAGTTACGAAGTGCATGGCACCCTTAGGGGTGAAGATATAGTCTATTCCCTTTTAAATATCTCGAAAGAGAGGGTATAAAAGACAGCTTCCGGTTATCAATCGGTAAAAGAAATGTTTGAAAAAATCCATAAAGTTATTACTTTAGGTGAATATAGCCATACACCAATCAACGGTAGACTCGACCCTATCCATTGTCTCGATATTTGTAACATTATCGGACAAAACGTGGTAGTTGGTGGTAAACACTAATGCCTCCAACTTTAAAAAACACCCATTAAATTCGGTGGAACTCCCTATGGGACAATACCGAGCGAAGCTATTTTAAGGAGAGTTATGCATAAAGATTTTTATATATACGAATGGTACATAGAGGAAACTGGACATGTCTTCTATGTAGGAAAGGGAAGATTAAAGAGGTTTAAAGAACTTCATAATCGTAATAGGTATTTCAAAAATATCTATAACAAATACAAGTGTAATGTTAGAAAAATAAAAGAAGGATTGACTAACGAAGAAGCCTGTCAAGAGGAAATTAAACAAATTGCATTTAGAAAAGAAAAGGGAGAAGCTGAATGTAATTTTACTCTAGGTGGAGAAGGTTTTTCCTCGGGGTATCTAAACCCTATGTATGGAGTTCATATGACAGGGGAAGAAAATCCGTTTTATGGAAGGAAGCATACGGAAGAAACGAAGCAACTTATATCTAAACACAGAAAGGGCAAAGGCGGCAGGTTTGGCAGAGACAATCCGATGTACGGAAAAGGGTTTAAAGGTAAAGATAACCCTATGTATGGTAGAACCGGAATAAAACACCCAAACTCCAAAATGTATTTATTAGAAGGGGAAGAAAACCCCACGATATACAAAGAGTGTGAAAAGCGATTTGGAATAGCCTTTTCAAGAATAAGTGAAACAGGTGGCGTTCTCCACTATAAAAAGAACACGTCCAATAAAAATCTTTATGAAGGTAAAACTTTAACTCGAATTAAATAGAACGTGTAACGACTATCCGAAAGGAGTAAGCACAAGCGTGCTGAAAAAGTGGGGGCGTAGAAATACGTCAAGATATAGTCTGAACTATATGGCAACATATAGAAGTTCATAAGAGAACTGGTATAGATTAGCGACCTATACCGAACATTATGGTTAGAAGAACGGCAGAAATTGCTATCATCTCCCCAAAGGACGAGGATTGTATCAATGCGAAACGCAACTTGACCGAGGACAAGTTCCACCGCTACATGAGTAATAACTCTGTATATCTCGAAGAACAGCCTACCAAAGAAGAATTGACAGCTATCTTTGACAGCATTCGAGAATGCGGGGAGCCAGGGTTTATCAACGTAGCAGAAGCTAAGCGTCGCAGACCAGACTTTGCAGGAATGAATCCTTGTGTGAGTGGCGACACTCAAATTTTAACAGAGCAATACGGTTATATTCCTATTCAAGATATTGTGGATATGCCTATTAAAGTTTGGAATGGATACGAAATGTCAGAGGTAACACCTCGTGTTACAGGTTACGACCAACCGATGTTACAAATTTCATTCTCTAATGGATCCACGGTAAAGTGTACTGATTATCATACTTTTGTTTTAAAAGATGATGTTCGGGTAGAGGCTAGAGATTTGCAGCTAGGAGATAAATTGGAAAAATGCGGTTATCCAGTTATTACAAGCTATCAATGCACCTCTTTATTCGATGAAAAATCGGCAGAACCTTATGTGGCTGGATTTTATGCGGGTGATGGACTAACTTCTAAACCTTTAATTTGGCTGTATGACAAAAAACGAGAATTAAAGAGTGAATTTGAGCGACTAGGTTGTGTTGTTTTAGAGGGTGAAGAACGAGATACTGTTCGAGTAATTGGAAAAGTACAGAAACATCAAGTTCCGCTTGTTGGTGATAGTGTAGCTAATCGCTTAGAGTGGTTGGCAGGTTTAATTGATAGCGACGGAACTCTCAATTCGGAAGATGGTGCTATTGCTATTTATTCCGTGAATAGAGATTTTTTGGTGGAAGTTATGTGTATGTTGCAGACACTAGGGGCAACAGGCACGGTTTCTCTTTCTAGCAATGATGGAGAGCGATTAATGCCTGCTAATGACGGCACGGGGGAAAAGAAAGAATACTTCTGTAACAAATGTTACCGATTAACTATTTCTTCCTACTATGTTAAGCAGTTAATGGATTTAGGCTTGAATACTCGTCGAGTTACTTTAGTTGCTAGTCCAAACCGTAACGCTAGTCGCTTTATCACAGTAACGGAAATTAAGCGTATTGAAAATGCACCTGTTGTTTACTGTTTTACAGAGCCTAAAAACCATACAGGAATGTTTAACGGTATTATGGCTGGGCAATGTGCTGAAATTATCCTTCCACCGAATGCGGTATGTAATTTAACGACAATCAACTTAACGGCTTTCGTTAATGACGATGGTTTAGTTGACTGGGACGGTTTGTTTGGAGCTTTGAAATTATCGGCTCGTGCAGGATACCGAATGACATGTCTTGATTTGGAACTTCCCGAATGGAACGAAATTCATCATCGAGACCGCTTGTTAGGTTGTTCATTGACTGGTTATCAAGATTTCCTTGGTATGGTTAAAGACTTTGACAAAGGCAAAGAAGAGCGGTTCTTGCACGTTCTAAGAGACATTATTAACTATAATGCTGACAACTATGCCGACGAATTGGGTACGCCACATAGTCTTTTGAAGACGGCGGTTAAACCGGAAGGAACTTTATCCTTAGTAGCTAATGGTGTATCTCCTGGATTACATTTTCAACATTCTCCATACTTCATTCGCCGTATCCGTGTTAATGCAAGCGACCCACTTGCTAAGACGGCGATAAAGCTCGGTTGGCAGATTCACCCAGAAGTGGGGCAGACAATGGAAGATGCAACCACTTTGGTGATTGACTTCCCTTGCAAGTCGCCGAGTAAGAAAACTAAATTCGATGTATCAGCTATAGAACAGCTTGATATCTATCGTATGTTCCAAGAGTATTACACGGAACAGAACACATCTAATACTATTTCTGTTAGACCAGACGAATGGGAGGAGGTTGTGGAGTATATATATGCCCACTGGAATGACATTTTGGCAGTCTCTTTTCTCGAACTTAATTCGACGTATTACCCGCTTCTTCCGTACGAAGAATGCACGAAAGAAGAATACGAAGAATTAAAAGGAAAAATGAAGCCATTTGACCCAGAGTTACTCAACAACATGGAAGTTGAGACTCGCAATATGGGCAAGGAATTTGAAATTTTAGACGACCGTGAAGGTTGTGAAAACGGCGTTTGTCCTATTCGATAAGGAGGATTTATGGAATACAAGGTATCTTTAAATGATGTTGAAAAGGTTTTAGAGGAGCTTCAAACAGTGTTAAGCGAAACAATCAGCGTAACGTCGGATATTGGCTTACTTTCCGGAGAACAAATAGTGAATGAATTTACTGTTGGTTGTTTGCGTGATTACTTTTGTCGATTAGGCATCATTACTTCACAGCTAGATGAGGTAATTAAACACATCTCCAGAATAGATTTAAATAATCAACTTAGAGACATCGAAAAAAAAGAAGTCTTAGAAGATATTCAAGAGTACGATGCATTCTGGGTTCAACACAAACCTAACGTGTTAAGGGCTATTAAGAATGTGCAAGCTGACGTACCACTTGAAACGCTGAATGGTTACGTTACGACCAATGAGGGCGACTGGATTATCGAAGGTGTAAATGGTGAATTATACCCTTGCGATAAAGATATTTTTAAAGAGTTGTACGAAGTATTAGGTGATAATAACTTGTTTGATACGATTATTCCTCGTTTAGAATTCCTATTAGAAAAGGGACATACAACCTTAACATATAGTTCATGGGCAAGTGAAATAACCTCGTGTAAGGGTGAAGAATGTGAAAAGATTCCAATGATAGATGAACAGACAATCGTTTTGTCCCGATTTTTTAAACCTCTTGAACCGTATCGGATTGACGAGGTGATTAATAAATTAAAGAGTTTGTAGAAAGGGTGGTTCTATTAGTTGGACGAAGTTATTTCTTTTAATTGGATTACTACTGTTGCCGTTTAACGGCGATGCAAAGGTTATGAATATTTCAGCTTATACGTGGACGGGTAGCACTATGGCAAATGGTGAGTACCCCCACGTGGGGGCTGTTGCCAGTGATGATTTACCCATCGGCACAAAGATTTTGATTGACGGTATTATGTATATCGTTAAAGACCGCTTTGGCGGTGGATATACAGACCGCATTGACATTTACATGGAAAGTTACGAAGAAGCAATTAACTTTGGTAGACAGCACAAAGAAGTGGAGGTTTTAGGGTGAAAAAGGAATTTTGGGATAAGATGTTTCAAATGTTAGGCGAAATTAGCGACGAAGAACGGCAGAAATCTCTAGACGAACACGATGAAGAATCCAGAGAAGGAAACTGGGAAGATGAAATAGACGAATGGTGGGAAGAACTCAACGACAGCTTTGAGGAACGAGAAGAAATGAATCGCCAATTAATGGATTTAAGTGATGAAGAGAGGAACGGCTTTGACGACACATGGAAAGATAGTACACCAATTCTTAAAGTTAAAAAACTCCACAAAGATGCGGTTATTCCAAAACAAGCTACAGACGGTAGTGCAGGGTTTGATTTGGTTATGCCACGAGATTGCATCTTCATAGGTAATAGCACAAAGGTAGGTACAGGGCTTGCCTTTGAGATACCAAAGGGATATGTGATGCTTATTGTTCCTCGTTCTAGTACAGGACTGAAAACTCCGCTCCGCCAATCTAACAGCGTAGGGGTGATTGATAGCGACTACCGAGGAGAAGTTAGCGTCTTATTTGACGTTTCGGCAGGGTATGTATATACAGTTAAAAAAGGCGAAAGTGTTGCACAGGCAATGTTAGTCAAGTTACCGGAAGTCAATATCGTTGAGGTTGATGAACTTAGCGAAACAGAGAGAGGAAAGGGTGGTTTTGGAAGTACAGGAAAGTAAGGAGTTACAGGAATTAAGAGATAATTTGTTTGAAAAATATAAGGTTGTTGAAAGAAACTTTGAAGAAGGTGGAGAGGGCGACTTTGATATGTTGCAAATTATCCATTATGAAGCTGCAAAAGTTATTAATGTTCTTGATGATTTGTTGGAGGGAGAAAATGTCATTACCGGAGATTGATAGATTAAGAGATATTAATACAGAAATTTCACAGGCTTATGAAGCATTTTATACTCGATTATTAGAGGGAGAGACTCCAGAGGCAATTGTATATCCTTTGTTGCACATACTTTCTGAATTAAATCGAGACCTCGCTACCGCTATCAATGATACGGACGATTTAATTGATAGACTGTTTTATGACATAGAGAGTTTAGAAAATGACGTTGAGTGGTGGATGGATTATGCATGGGAGATTGATGAAGTTGAGTAAACGCAGACGAATTGTATATGAATGTGCAGGGACTTTTAAGGATAACGGGGAAATTATAGTATCTCAAAATGATACTGATGAAGATATTAAAGACTTAATTCGCAATAAAATTTGGGAAGATAATGCTGATTTCGGTATTGATGATTTTGATGTTGATTTCTATGAGATACTGGAGGACTAATGGAAGTAAACTTTCAAATTGGAACGCCAGAACTTATTACTCTAGGCGTGGTTGCTATGGTGTATTTATGTGCTGATTATTGGAGGAGATAATTTGAAGGAGAGACGATACGGGGGAAATTTCACGGACGAATGGTATACGCCACTTCATTCTGTTGAAAAGATGTTAGAAGTTTTTCCACCAAAAGAGGGGGACACAATTCTTTGCCCTTTTGATACAGAGGCTAGTAATTTTGTTAAAGCCTTAAAAGAGAGGGGCTTTAATGTAATTTACGGCATTAGAGATTTCATGACGAAAGATTATGAGTTCGATTATCTCATCACTAATCCTCCATATTCAAACAAAGACGAAGTAATTGCTCGTTGTGTGGAATTAGGTAAACCTAGCGTTTTAGTTCTTCCTATTGATGTTCTAGGTGGAGTGAAGCGTCACGAAATATATTCTAATACAAATGTAGGTGTATTTGTTCCCACCCGTCGGATTGCTTTTATTAGCGAGGACGGAGAGAAAAGTAAAGGAGCAGCACATCACAGTATTTTTATTAAATTAAATGGAGACGAGAATACGATCCAGTTTGAATGTGCTAGTTAGGAGGCGATAACATGGAATGCAGTTGGGACAAATATTTGGAAGTGCAAGAAGAACTCGATAAACTTCCGGCAGAAGATGTGTTAGCCGTTTTTGGATATGATATGGTCGATATTCTTCGGGATTGTGATGATAATATTTTAGATATGCTCTTAGAAGAGATAAGGGAGAGGGAAACGTCTAAGAGGAGTAATACGGTTATGACGAATAATGTAGAATTAATTTCTATTACCCCGAATTATAAGAAAGTATTAACAGGGGCCATTAGCCAATGTTACCAGACTGATAAGCATAGCGACAAAGCCTTAGAACACTGTATTAAGGCAGGGCATTTAAGTGTATTAGAACACTGTTACGCTACTTTCAAGGTTAAGTGCAGTATTCAAACACTATTACAGTTAACACGCCATCGTCATTTGTCATTTACCGTACAGTCAAGCCGAGGAACATTTCTTGACGAGTATCTCCAGACTGGAGACGAGACTATTGACGCTATGATTAGAGAGTCGGCAAAAGCATATAACGGACTAGCTATTGGCGGAGAATGGGACTTTGAACAAGTGGCTCTTCTAGCCCCTAAAGCTATGATGTACAACCTCTATGTAACTGGTAACTTTAGAGCATGGTTTGAGTATTTGCCTAAGCGAATGTGTGAAAGAACTCAAAAAGAGCATAGAGAATTGGCAGAAGAAATACAAAAAATTCTAGCAGAAAATGCTCCGGCAGTATTCGATAGAAACATGATGAGTTGTGACATTTGCAAAGAAAGGAGTTGCTCATTTCATGGATAAACTTAGGGAATTACAACTAAACATCGAGAAAAAGGTTGATGATTTGACTGAATTTGAAGTAACGTTAGCAGAACTTTTAACAACTTATGATATTAAAACGATTCCTGAATTGTTATCTGCCGTTAAATTCATGAAAAAAGCATATGTTAACATGGACTACATGATTGACGACTTATTCGAGTGAGGGTGGAGACATGATAAGAGTCGATAATCCAAAGGAAGCAGTAGCCTTTAAAAAAGGCGATTTAGCAGTAATTTCTACAGAAGATAGTTCCGTTTATCCTAGAGTATGGAAGTATGGAATGAGCCTATACGAAGTAGAGCGATATATGGAAGATTGTTACGGCGAATTTGAAACAATTATGGTTATGTCAGTTAATAATGGCGTGGCTCGGGCGTTTTTATACGAACAGGGGAAAGGTTGGGGAATGGTATGACAGAATCTAGAAAATACGGAGGACGAAGATGGATCCGATTATTAATCCATGGTTGATTTACTCAATATCTTTTGTAGATAAGTTAGAAATGTTGGTTAATTTCATAGTAGGGTTCCTTCTTATCGTTGGTATTTTGGGCAGTGTGTACTTTTTAGGTGAATTAAGTGATTCATACGACCGTCGAAAACTCTTTAATGAGGAAGGGAAATTTAAAGCTGAAATTAAGAAGGGGCTTAAATGGTACTTCATTGCATTCGTCATTTCTATAACTTTATGCTTGTTGATACCAGGAAGAACGACATACATCTCCATGATTATGGCAAATCAAGTTACCCCTGATTCCATATCAGGAGCCACCACTTTCACAGCAGAACAACTCGATAAGATATTAAAGGTGGTTGTAGATAACATTAATAACGTTAAATAGGAGGGACAATGTTATATTATTTCATCGTCGATTTAACAAATCAAAACGATTTCTACAGTATAGGAATTGACGGTGGGACAAGAGAACAAGCAGAAGAATATTTACAAGGAATATCAAGAAGTGTTCGTTTTCAGCGTTCACTAGATGACACAAGAAAATATAAAAAATACAAAGATTTAGGATTTGGAAAATTGTTCTACTGTAGACATATCGCTAGAGTACCTAAAGGACTTGAAAATGATAAAAGAGAGAGGTACTTAGATGAGCAATAAAATGATTGCCGATGCATTATATCTATTTGAAAATAGGGGAGAAGATGCAATACCGGAGATAAATCGTTTATGCGATTTACAAATGTATTCCGATGATGCCGACCAACGACGCATTATAGGTAAACTTGTTAACAAGGTAGGTCGTATTTACGGTCGTTCACCGGAAGAAATTTTAATTGAGAAAGAAGAGAAAGCAAAAGTACTACACTTTCTGAATTGGATTAAAACACTAGCTATTAGCTTAGGGGGCGATAGTTGGGAATTATGGAGAGACCGTGTAGTATACGGAGAAAGTTTAAAGAGCTTAACAAAGAAATATGACGGAAGAGAAAGTGATATTTCAAAGAGGGTTAAGCGTATTCACGGCAAAATAAAAAAAGCCATACCCTACTATAACGCAGAGTATGGCGATATTTTAGAGTATTTGAAAAATTAGGGGGAATAACTTGATAGAGTCAATTAAAGCATTGGAAGATGCGTATTTACCACATATCATTGAATGTAGGGTTAACGCCCCTTATGCTAGTTTGGCAGTATTGTCCGATATACACCAAGGACTTAATAACCGATCCTACTTGCAGAGAAACATCGAAAACTTATTGAAGTTAGGCGAAAATTGCAAGGTAATCATTGGCGGAGATAGCACCAATACAACTACAAAACATTCCAAAGGAGATGTTTTAGAAGAGTGGGCGGTAGGAGATAATCAAATTCTCGCCTTAGCCGATGATATTAAGCCTTTGTATGAAACAGGGCAGCTTATTGGTATTTTATCCGGTAATCATGGCGACCGTGCGTATAATGACGCATACATAAGCCCAGAAATGATGGTCGCTAGTCTATTAGGAGATAGAGATATCTACAAAGGCGGTTTTGGTATTGTGTACTTCAATGTAAATAAAAACTGTTACGTACATCATATTCTCCATAAAAATAAAAAGGCTAGAAATTACTATGATTATTTTAACGCCGATTGTACATGGTTTGAGCATTACCATGAGCCAAGTGCCGTTCCTAAAATTGCTATTGAGCATAACAAGTACGTTAAACGACCTACCGTTAAGCAGGTTTGGGAATTAAGACAGTCATCATTTCAAGTCTTTCCACAGTATGCAAAGAACAGCGGTTTTCGTCCTAGGCTTGCAGGTTATTGGATAGCAGAAATGACAGGCGATGATAAAAATAAGAAGGTAACGCCATTCATGAATGATACCTACTTTGATATTAAGGGGGTGTAAATGTGTTAGGTTTTTTCCTTGATTTAGGCTTTGGATACAAAGTAGCATTAAATGAAATACTTGCCATTATGCCTATCAGCGTATCAACCGTGAAACAGCTATACAATGAAAAGCGAAAAGCAGGCAAATCGTATAGAGCGACGAAAGGGAGAAAAGCTATTTCTTTAATCCTTTTGAAGAACGATACTGTATTTACATCAGCACTAACCCCTGATGAATTAGTAGACAACATTAGAGAAATTAAACTAATTGGCAGAAGGGGGGAATATGTAAGTGCAGATTAGACACACACGTAAACCTGGACGACCTAAAAAACCAAAGACAACGCCAAAACAAGAATTGTATGCTCGTACATTTGTTGAAACAGGCGATAGAAAAATTGCTAAAGAAGTTAGCGGTTATAGTACGATCCATGCAGCAGAACAGAATAAGAATGTGAAATACTTGATTGAAGAATACAAAAAGAAAATGGAAGAAAAATTTATTGGTCGTGCAGAAGAAATGACAGAAGAACTATACGATTTAATCAAGACTACAAATAGTGATACAGTTAAATTAAACGCTATTAAAGATTGGTTGGATCGTGCGGGACTTGCTCCGGTGAGTAAATCAGAAATTGAAAACCGTAAAATTATTAGTACAGAAAATCAAATATCACGCGATTTGCTCGATAGACTGAACAACTTAAAAAATGACAAAAAAAAAGGTGGGGAATAATCCCCACCACTTTTTTTTATTTATCAATCAATTTCTTCTAAAATTTTCATCAATTCTTCTTCCTTTTCCCTCTGTTCTTTTATTGTTAATACTCCCATTCCGCTATGACAATGCCATCCATTATTATTATTGTATACATGGACATTAACTTCATCGTAGCCTCTATGGTCTTTTATTTTATAATACCAGACAGAGTATCCGTTAACCATTATTCTTTCACAAGGCGTTCCGCCATACGTTGTCCGTTTAGGGTTAAGTTCTTTAATATTTTTAATCTCTTTTCCTTTGACACCAAAAATTGGATGGCAGTCCTTTAAAATTTTAATTGAAAGTCCGTCTAATTCCAAATGGACATGCCACGGATATTGGTTACACCCCCCCTCTAATAGTTCTTTACCTTTAAAAACTAATCCGTTGTAGTCGTTCCAAGCCATAATTACTCCTCCAATTCCTTTTTAATATCAATTGCAGTTTTTCTCCTCTAGTAAGTCTATTGCCCTATGTACTGATATAATGGCGTTCCATATTTTATCTAGCACAGCCTTATCTGCCTTGCCTTGTTTAACAAGTTCATTTACATCATCATGGATATAGCACAAGTTATAGTCAATTTGTAATAATGAGTTTATTTCTTTTATCATAGCCAAACCTCCTATTTAAATAAATCAAATAAAACTCTGGGTGAATATATCAATTCAACGTCGGCTAATTCGGTTAAAGAATTAAGTTTCTGTGATAATTCATTACAGTCTTTTTTACTGATTTTGCTGTACAGTCTATTACCTAAATCAATTTTACTTTTAACTTCCTGTCGTCTTGTCCGGTACTCTTTGATTTGTTTGAGTATAAGGTTCTTTTCTTTAGTCGGTGTATCCTCAATGTTATTTAGTTGAATAAAGTGCATTAAATCACAAATCGCTCTATCGCAATACGATAATTCTTCTTTCCACTTTTCATGATTATCACTTGTATAATTTAATACATTAACAAAGTCTTTCATTGTTTTCATCATTTCGTTCGTATTCATGATTAGCCCTCCATAATATAGTCAATAATAACTTCTTTTGATTTATTTAAGTTCAAACGATATTCGTCGATACTGTCTTTGGCGTATAAGTAGTAAATAAAACAATCTCTCTTTTGGGATAAGCGGTGAATCCGATCCTGTGCCTGTGCCATTAGGGTAGGGGACCAAGGGTATTCGATAAATACAGCAATTCGTGAAGCTGTTAAGGTAATGCCTACAGCACTCGCTTGCAAGCTACAAATAATAACATCCGTTTTGCCTTCTTGAAAGTCATTTACGTTCTTTTGTCGCACAGACGGTGATTGTCCACCAACGATAACCGACGCTGTAGGGAATGCAAGATTTAATTGTTTACCAACGTTTTTGTGATGCACAAATACAACGACTTGTTCGCCTTCACTCACTTTTGTTTCGATAAAATCAATACACATCGTCATTTTAGAACGCAATGCAATTTGGTCGTAGTGTTCAATTTCTTGTAGTGAACGTGGTGGCGGTTGTGGGCAGCTAATCATTGGTAACTCAATGATATTCTTTTGTGGTAATTTATCCTCTAAGTCATCTTTGGTCCGGCGAATAATCATAGGAATGAATTTCTTTCTTAAATCATCAAGATTAGAGAAGCCGTCATAATTCATTCCCCAATCAGTCATACGGGCTCCGCAGTATAAGTCATGAAATCTAGCAATACCGCCAAAACGACTTTGCCAACCAAGAATTTCAATTTGACTCCAAAGTTCTTTTGGTCGATTAAGCATTGGCGTACCACTCATTAATACCTTGTATGGAATGGCTTTACTTAGTTTTAGGGCAACCTTCGACCGGATAGATTTATCATTCTTTAGTACATGACATTCATCAAAGACAAGCTGTTTAAAATTTTTAGGAATAATATCGTATTGCAGCTTTTGGATCCTCTCGTAATTGGTGATACAAATATCACCGTCCAAACTATCTACGCAAGCATCAACATTACCCCAAAGCTTAAATTCACGTTGCCAATTTAATTTAAGACTGGCAGGACAAATTACTAAGATAGGGAATGCATTCCGTTTTAATACAGCGGTTATCACTGTAGCCGTTTTACCAAGTCCCATATCATCACAAATCATAGTGCTACTTTGATTAAGTATCATGTTAATGCCACTAATTTGATGCGGTTTTAATTGCATAGTTACACCTCCTATCTATTATCTTTTAATCGGTTGTAAGCATGTGGGCGGGGTGGAGAAGGTGGAATTTCTTCCACCGTTTCATCTTCACAATAAAGCACTATCGCCATAGTTGTTGCTATTCCGGCTATGTAAAATAACAAGCTGCTAATTATCATTAAATCTGTCATATTCATAATATCTACCTCTCAACTCTGCAATAGTGCCTTCGTACTCTAGCTCGTTTTCAAGTTCGTCCTCTAATTGATGCTGTTCAAAATCGTTCATCAACTTTTCAAATCTTTCAATATTTACTTTTCTCATTTTTTGTTTCCCACAAATTCGCACTCATAACCTCCAACATCTGTTAAAATCAAACTGTCGCCTTTTGAGTCAACATATACAATTAACGTTCCGTTTTCCCAAATGCAATCGTAGGCATGGATTCCATTTTCCCAAAACTCATTAAGCACATAATCCTCAATCATATATCTTTCATCGTCATCAAGAATACTATCAGTTCTAATAATATAGTACGTTGTATAATCTTCTCTGTAACATGACTCGTAGTCATTCCAATTACCGTATACGGGTTTATAAAGATATGATTTATAAGATGTGTTTGAATAGAGGATCCCCGTTTCTATTGACTGTTTCCAATCTCCGATAATAGCAACATCGTTGGCACTCATAATTACATAACGGCAGCCGTACGCCTCATCAATTAACCGCTGCACAGCATGGTTAAATATAGCGTCGCCAAGAGGATATATAATCTCTTTATTGAATTTCATCGTATCAGAATACGACGCTTTTAGCCCTTCTTTTGGCGTAAATTCCATAAGCACGCCATTATGGACCATGGCTTTTTCACTATAACAGTCTAATCTTTTCATTCGTTCATAATTATCACACACCGCAAAAGGGTGAGTAACGCCTTGTGATATTTTTCCGCTCGTTGCGATCCTGAAATGGAATACCCTTTCAACGTTATCCGGTAGGGCGACCGCAGCCGCCCAAAACTCATCAAAGGTCATAAATCCTTTTCTAATGTGTACCAAGCCCTTTTTATGATCCTGATACATCATTCCTGCCCCGTCAGGGTTAGCATAAAAACATTGTTCAAATTCTTTTCGGTCGATAGGGCGACCTTTCTCAACATAAGCAATAACACACATATTTATTCTCCTTTATTAATAATTAGAATTACAACAAATGATAGTAATTCATATCATGAATTAATTCCTCGTAACCTTTCTCTTCTGCCAATTCACGTATAAGAGGGAATGTAATTTCGTCAACTTTATTCGCTAAGTCAGTCAGACAATCTACAAATTGTAGCACGGCACGAAAATGACGGACTCCTAAAGTTGAACGGAATAATCGAAACTCAATAGTAAGGCTTGGACTAACATTGACAGCTTGATATTTATCTTTGTCATACGCCTTATCAAGCCATTCGCCCTTGCAAGTAGGGTATTCGTCGCCTTTGTTTTTTTCCCAAGCAGGAGCTGCCCAACGTTTACCGTCGGCTAACTTTCGACGACCGAAACGACAAATCGATTTAAAGTTTTCACTGACAAATCGAACACATTCGCCGATAGCATCATCGTCAACAAAGTGTTGTTTGCTGACATGGATATGCAAGCCGCCGCCGTTACGTCCTCTATAGCCCATGGCATAGGCTTTTGGTAATACGTTTTTCCATGGCATGCAACCGTTGAGATGCTCTTCAATCGTGGCAGGCATGGAGATGACTTCAAAGCCGCGGGTTAAACTACCGTCATGCATGGCAAATAAGTATTCTTCGCTTGTCCCGATTAATTCGACAGCTTTGTCTTCATCTTCACCGCCGTCTTGAATTTCAAGCTCCACACCAAGATATTTAACGCCACGTTTAGGTCGATATTCCGCTTCGCCATTTGCGTAATAGATGTAATCAGGACTATCATGATAGTCTCGTATAGCGTTAGTGGGGTCAACATATTCGCATCTGTCATCGTCCCAAAGATAATTTTCTTCGCCGCATTCGTTACAAATTCGTTCGCCGGATTCGTGCCATTCCAAATCTTCGTAACGATAAAATTCGCCACAGTGCATGCATTGAAAATGTGTTTCCTCAAAACAGTCATCGCAGTAAACTGTATCTTCGGCAAGTCGAATATGCTCGTTATGGTATGTCCTACCACAACATTCGCAAGTGGAATAATCGTTTTCGAAGCATGTTTCACAAACATCACCCTCTTCGGTACAAAACAGCTCTTCACGCAATACTATTTGCCCGCAATTGTCACAGATCCCATATTCCGTATTAATGTTAGCATCGTCATCAATGTCTTCATATGAAATGTAGATTGTTTCGCCATGTTCGTTTTTTTCGTCGGTTTTGCAGAAATCGCATTTACTCCAATAAGGGTAACGGCGGCCGCCGTGGTCAACGACTGTATCTTCTCGATTTACTGTGTAGCCGTTAACTTCAACAGGATCCGTTAATGGTTCTCCGCTAATGAGCGATACGCCTTTTTTATTTACCACTTCGTAGTTTTCATAATCGAATTCTAAGTACATTCCCATTCCCGGAATGACTAATTCAATGCGTTCATCTTGAACTTGCCATAATCGGTCGCGTGATTTTACATAATCTCCAAGTGTGCAAGTTTTGCCGTTACGGTCTATGGCTAATTTATGCACCCCTTCAATAATTAAGGCTCTCAACCTAACCCTGTCAGTCTCGCAATCGTAATATAAGCCTGTTTTAACTAATTGATATTCGATTTCTCTCAACTCTTTTTCTTCCACCCAAGAGCAACTAGATGATAGGCGATATTCATATCCTTCGCTAGTAACTTTTAAATTATAAATTGTGCTAATTTCGTCGTTGTGCCACACTTTGGTAAGCTTATCAAATTTAGGTGCAGGGCGTTCGCCAATATAGACAAATTCGGGTGAAGGACGCATGTGCTGATATGTACCCGCTCCATAGTTGATAAATTCTCCGTCCAAGTAGCCTAAACGACCGTCTACTAAATTTTCATAAATTTTTAGAGTGTTTTCCATGATGTTTTCTCCTTTTGATTTGTAAATTGAAATATTTTATTTGTTAAATTTAGTCGCATAACTATTAATAGTTTTTTATGTCGCTTTTACTTCTCCTCATTCAACTACGCAATAATCCACAAATTAGTTACCCTGCCAACGATTTTGTACCATTCACCGTCAAGAGTAAAAATACAACCATTCATGCCGCATATGCCATATGACATATATATGATTTCTTTATTTTTGCCTTTTATAAATTCGTTTAAGTTTTTTTGTGCTGTAACGTCAATGGCGTTAAAATTGCGTATAAATTTTTGTTTTACTTCATTAGTCATAATCTTTACCTCCTACTTCTTCAAAATTTATAAACTCTTTATAGTCACTCGTCGGTAGCTTTTATGCCACTTGAATTTTAGATGTTGATTTCACCGTTAATTTGTTGGATTTTTGCGTTGATATCATTCTCTTTAAAAAACTCATTTATAGCGATAATATCTTCACTTTCGTTACCGCTAATCCCTACTACCTCAAAATTTTTGTTAGATAGGTAAAAATCAAAGTGATAGTTATCGTTTAAGCTAGTCGCTAAACTAGCTATAGATAAAAAGTTTTTCTCGTTAACTAAGTCGGCTAAAATCTTTTTAATTTCATGTCTTTCGATGATAAAAATATCATCGACGTAGTTTTCAAGGTTATAAATAAATTCCTCAAAATTGTTACTAGCTAATTTAATAGTGTTTTCCATGATAAAAGCATACATAATTTTTTCCCCTTTCATATTCCTACTTACTAATATAAGTGGCTAAAAAAAATAATTTAAATGTCTTTCTTTAATACCATTATAGAATAACTTTCTTATTCTGTCAATAGTATTTTAGAATATTTTCGCCGTTTCGGCGAAAGAAAAAGAAAATAAATTCTCGCATAAGAATATACTATATAGGTATATATAGAAATAACCTTATACTTTTAAAGTCATCTATCAACCTTTAACCGTATGAGTTAAGATTGATTTTTTTATTGATAACTTGATAAAGGCTAGAAATAATTCTAACCTCTACAAGCTATCAATTACTATTACTAAGTTTTACCCTTTTAATAGCATTTTAGCTTTATATCGGATTTCCAACCGATTCGCTATTTCAACGTTACGTCGTATGCTTTCACTTGCATTTTACCCCCCTAACAGGACGGATTAGCCATGTCTAACGTGCTTACTCACATATGCTTATAGTAACGCTTTATTAGCTTTCACTCATTTCATGACTTTTCTAGTAGTCAAACGTTGAGAGTAACGCTAACTGTCATATAATCGTTGTTGGCAACACTTATTCCATAAAGAGATATTACAACATGGTGTAACATGTATACGGAGGTGTAGCGACTTAAAACACTGCTTACAATTTTAAGCTCTTGATAGTTAAAGTTTATCAACCTGTTTGTTTTTTAGAGTTGCTTAACTCGCAACCGTTAACTCATATTGCATTCACCCTTTCTTTCATTACTCTAGTTGTTTTCCTTGACTACACTATATATAATGCACTAAGTGGCTACAAATACAGTGTTTATGCGGTGTTTGGGCGTTTTTAGGCAATTTTCCTTAAATGGTACGTTTTAGCAGCCGATAAGGGTAGGTATAGGTGGGGCTTCGCATATGGATCCTGTTGCCATGGGTGAGATAAAAGAGACTCTTCCAGCACAAATTTAACCTTCATTTCAAACATAACCTTATCCTTTGTCTCTTTATACAAACAAAAATCAAGACAGTAAAAACTTGTAAAAATTAACCACTTTTTGCTATAGGGGTGGGGGGTTCTTTTTAGGGGGTAGGGGCTTCATATCACAAGGTTTCTTAAAAAATTTTCCAAAAATTTGAATAGTTTAGTGCATAAAAGAACCAATTAGGCTAAAATCCGCTATTTAAAACGGATATAGTTGAAAGGGGGAGTACATGGATACGAGAGAATTAATGGCAGATGCATATAGACTATCAAGAGATGATTTAATAGTATTTAAACGCCTTTTTATGCCAGTCGAAGATGAAGAAGAAAAGCCACCGGCTTGGTTTCATTATGAATGGTGCGATATTCTCTTAAATGGTAAAAAGCATTATGCCGTAGAGGGGTTCCGTGAAAGTGGGAAAAGTTCTTATGTATTGCGTGCCTTTCCTATTCATTGTCTAGTATTCCCCTCAAAACAGAGGCAATACATTGTTGTTATTATGAGTAACCAACGTAGGGCCAGCAGAAAGCTTAAAGAGATTGCCAACGAATATTTAACAAATGACTTGTTTAACCTCAACTTGGTAAAAGTGAATGAACAATCTGAAAAAGCTTTTGAAGTGGTTGTGTCCGATAACGGACAGGAGATTACTCTCCGTATTGAAGCGTATGGTAAAGGTGGTAGTGTTCGTGGTTTGAACTGGAACGACCATCGTCCGAATATTGTATTAATTGACGACCCACAGGATATTTCCGATGCACAATCCGATACAATACAAGATACCGACTATGAATGGTTCTTATCTGATGTTATCTTCCTTAGTAAAAAATCTAGGATATTCTTTATTGGTAATAACTTAGGTGAAAAATGCTTAATTGAACGAGTTATTAGTAACAAAGAACTTCTTGATTTTGAGGCTGCTCGAATACCGATTATGAATGAGGAAGGGCAATCAAACTGGGAAGAACGATATCCGGTAGAGGATATCATTGATGAAAAGGAAAAATGGAGACGTTTAGGGGAACTTGAAATTTGGGAACGAGAAAAAATGTGTATTGCCATTTCTCCGGACAGACAGATGTTCAAGAAAGAGTATTTCAAATACTATGCTCCTAATGAATTGAAGTTAGAGGGGTGTTCCGTTTATATAGCTGTTGACTTAGCTATTTCAGAAAAAGAAACTGCCGACTACACTTCGATTTGTGCCGTGGCGGTTAATGGTGAGAACCAATGGTTTGTATTAGACATTGACTATGGACGATATGATCCATCACAGACGATTGATGCTATTTTTAAAATGGTTACAAAGTATAGACCTATTTATGTAGGAGTGGAAAAGGTAGCGTATCAGGCATCGGTTAAGCATTACCTAGAGAAAGAGATGCCGAAGAGAAATATCTGGTTTACCGTTAAGGACTTAGAAGCACAGGGCAAGAAAGAATTGCGTATTAGTGTTTTGCAGCCACGATTTAAGACTGGTAATATTTGGTTTCCTATGGGTGCTAACTTCCTAACGGAGTTAGAAAGCGAATTATTGAGCTTTCCTAAAGGGTTACATGATGACTTACCAGATAGCTTATCGTATATCTCCCAGATTGCTATTCCACCTGTAAATAGTTTTGATACTGTAGCCACTGATGATATTCCTTTTGGAGGTGCTTTATGAAGTTATTACATGATTATGTATTAGTAAAGAAAAGCGAGGAAGAACAAACCGTAGGAGGTATTATTCTTTCAACTACAGCACAGAAGATTGGAGAAGTCGTAGCCACAGGCGAAGGAGTATTTAGTTATGGTAAATGGATTCATAACGATGTTGAAGTAGGTGATACCGTTCAGTATGACGGTGGTTCTACTATCAAGATTGAAGGTAATGAATACCTTCTGCTCCGCAATAGTGATATTATTTGTATTTTGAACAAGGAGTAATCATTGGACAACAGCACAGTTGCCAATTTACAAGATTTAGATAAGACGATTATTCGCTCCGTAAAAGCTGATATTGAAGAGGCAGAGAACTACCAAACCTCGGTAGTACAGAAAACGGTAAAAGAGCGGTACGAAATTTATTACGCCGATAAAAGTTATTACAACCGTAAATTCCCTCGCCTTTCTAAAGTGTCTAGCTTAGTATCTACTGACGTTGCCGATACAATTGAATGGGCGTTACCTTCTCTTATGAAGGTATTCACGGGTAGTGATGAAGTAATCACTGTCGCAGGAGTTACAGAAGAAGATGATGCTAAAGCAGAAATTATGAATGAACTGCTTGTATATCAGCTACAACGGCAGAATAAGTTCTTTCCTATCTTGTATGACTGGATTAAGGATTCCCTTATTACAGGTATTGGCATAATCAAATGTTATTGGGAACGCACAGAAGGGTATACACCGGAGGTAATGAAGGTAAATGCTCGTGCGTTACAGGCATTAGCCCAAACAGGGGTAGAAATTACCAATGTAGAAGGACCGGATTATCTTGGCGACTTCAATGTTACCTATAATTCTCCTTACTATATTAAAAACTCCCCTAAAATCGAAAATATCTTAATTAATGAGTTCTTGTACTCACCGGATGCTAAATCATTAGAGGAAGCTAACTTTGTCGCCCATAAGAAAAAAGTAACGATGAGTTACTTGCGAGAGCGACAACAACAAGGGGTATACGCCAATGTAGAGCAGATTAACCCAAATCAAGGTAATGCTCCTTGGGTAGCGGATCCTGTTGAAATAGTAATTGGAGATAATTACCAATCTATGACGAACAATGAGGAGGAAGAAGCTCGTAAAGAGGTTACGATTTACGAATGCTACACCAAAATTGACGTTAACGGCGACGGTATCTTAGAAGATATGATTATTACCGTATGCGACGATGTTATTTTGCGTATTGAAGAAAACTACATGGGTAGACACCCATTTTTCTCCATTTCTCCTACTAAAGACCCTCATCGTATTTGGGTAAAACGCTCCTATGCGGAACTTATCGGTGAATTACAGGATTTGAAAGTGGCGTTAACTCGTCAGATTATGCAGAACATCGCCTTAACGAACGACCCTAAGATGATTTTGAGTGAAGATGCCATCAACATCTCCGATTACATCGAAGGACGACAAGTTATTCGTAAAAAGCCTGGGCATGTTATGAATGATGTAGCTATGAGTATGCCAGTAAATCAGCTTTCACCGTATACGTTCAACTTCTTAGAGTACATTGAAGGACAAAAAGAAGCGAGAACGGGGATTACACGATATAACCAAGGTCTTGACGCTAACTCTCTTAACAAAACAGCAACAGGTATTAGTGCCATCTTAGGACAATCGTCTCAACGATTGGAATTAGTGGCTAGAATGTTTGCTGAAACAGGTATTTATGAGTTATTCCGCTTTATGGTGTCTCTCAATCAAAAGTTTATCGACCAAGATACGGTAATTCGATTGACAAATAAAGAATTATCTATTAGTCCTGACGATATTAACGGTAACTTTGACTTAATCGTCAATGCAGGTATCAGTATTGCAACGAAAGAGTCAACGATTATGACGTTGCAGACAATGCTAACAGCGTTAATGCAGACAAATGCGGCAGGATATGCTATCGCCACTCCTGAAAACGTATATAACCTGTTCAAGAAATGGATTGAAAGTGCCGGATTTAAAAACTATGCGGATTACATTACGGATCCTGCTATTACACAGCAACGTATGATGATGGAAATGGCGTTAAAACAGAATGTATTAGCACAGTTACCACCAGATGCATTACAGTATTATGCAATGTACGGTGCGTTACCGCCTGAATATATGTTGTCATTACCACCGGAATTACAAGTATTGTTTGGAGGAGCGAAAAATGAACCAGGAGCAGAAGGAATTACAGGAGCAAAAGCGGTTGATCCATCAAGTGGCATTGGGGGAGGGGGCTTCGGAGGTCCAAACCTTTCTGGAGGATTGGCTGGTGACGTACAACGAGTGGATAATCAACAACCTCAAAACGTGCCACGAGAAGGAAATGGCCCACTACAGGAACCTCCTTCTGGCATCGGAGGCTTTTAGTGCTTTTTTAATGTCCACAATTAATAATGGGGCTCTTGCCCACGAAGAATTGCAGCAATTGGCTGCAGAAGAGTTATCTTACAATGACTCATTTTATCCAGATTAGGAGGAATTAATGGCTATTTCATTTTTTAATACTGGAGATAATATCCGTAAAGCAATTACAGAGAGTTATCGACAGCCACAATTTCAGTCAACACAAGAGAAGAATACGATACCATTCGGTGTTACTGGCACACCGGCTTCTGACTATTATAAAAATCGAGATAGTGTTCCAACCGGAACGCCTCTTGAACAGTATCGACAATCTCAAAACAGTTTGAATAAAGCGTATCAAAGTGGAGATTTAGAGAAACAGTATTTGGGTCGTCGTCAACTTTATGATGCCGAAGCTAATATGGCTAATGCAGAGTTGGACCCTACTCAAATCGACCCGAATACAGGCAATACATTAGGTTTTCAAGAAAAGATTAGAGCGATTTTAGGTCAAGGCAACCGTGCTGTTGAACTGGCAGAAAACCCTAACCATAGCGTTAACTTTTCGTCCACCGTTGCTCGTAACTTAGAGAATGCTCCAGACTGGGCCCACCAAAAACCATTTGAAATGGGTTACGAATGGAACGAAGATGTAATGCGTCAAAATGGTTTAACCGATGCTGATATCGCCGATTATCGTACCATTAAGACAATGGACCCACGAATGATTGAAAACTTGTATAGTCGTGGTTTTTTACGGGCTCCATACCGTGAATATCTGGCAGAACAAGCACGCTTATAAGCCATTGCCTCCACCTCCTGCTCAAACATCTAACGGTCATAATTTCGCAGGTGATATTACACTTCCGAAGTTTAATTATTCTACCGAAGAAACAGACCGTCAGTTGGAAGAAGCTAGGAAAGAAAAGGAAAGACAGCAACGCTTAAATGATTTGGCTTTCTCTCAAATAGGGCTAGGCTCTTAATAGTATTGATTAAAATATTTCACCAACCCCTTGTGGGAGTGAAGGAGGACATAATGTTAGAAGAAAAATTCAAATTTGACTTACAGTTATTCGCCGATGAGTCGGCTGATAATACAGTGGAACAACCGGAAACGGACTCCGCAGAACCCCAAGAGTTACCAGATTTTGCATTAGACGCAGACGGTAACGTTACGTTTAACCCTGCTATTTTTGATGATGTACAGGAAGAGGAACAGGAAGAGAGCCAACCACAACCGGAGCCACAGACTGAACCGGATACCTACATCGTTAAAGTAGATGGAGTTGAACAAGAAGTTACTTTGGACGAGTTATTGCATGGATACATGCGACAAGCTGACTATTCCCGAAAAACACAGGCACTAGCCGAAGAACGACGGAATTTACAGTCAACACCGCAGCAACCTCAATATCAGCCACAGCAACCTCAACCACAACCGGAGCCGCAACAACCGGAATTTAATCAAAAAGCCTATGTCGAAAAATTAGCGGAATACGCTAAAGGACAAGTAGAGCAGATTTTAGGCGAGGAGTATGACCAATACAACACTTTGCATCAAGCAGCCTATGCTGACGCTATTGCCAATATTAAAGCTGAAATTATTCAACAGCAACAGGCACAAGCAGCACAGCAAGCAGCCGAACAGCAATTTGTACAGAATTTAACGAAGTATACATCTGACCCTAACTTTGCCCAGATTGATAACCTTGCGGCAACTAAACTTAATGAACTTCCATACGCACAAGCTGTTAAAATCAAAGAAGCCTTTGATAACCGTGATTGGAATATTATCGACCAATACATGACTGCCGTACGGAATGAATTTTATGGACAGGCTAGTGTTCCTTCAATTCGACCAAAACCTAAAGCACAAGTACCGTATGTTGAAAGTGCAGGTGCGGCCACACGACCACCTGAAATGAAACGGCAGATTGACTTTAGTAAAATTGGCGACAAGAAACTGAACAATGACCAACTAGCCGATATGTTTGTTAAACTAGGTTTGACTAATTTATAAAAGGAGATATATACATAATGGCTATTGAAACTGCTATTAAGTCTTTCAACGTTGAAGGTAAAGTAGAGGATATGAACGACCTCATTACTGCCATTGACCCCGACCAGACTTTATTAACTAAACGATTTGGTAAAACTACTATTACATCTACTGAACACGTTTGGTTAAGTGATTCTTTACGACCAGCTAAAAAGAACGCTACTCTTGAAGCACATGATTTCCAGACAAGCGAAGCTGTTCCTCGTCGTCGTTTATCCAACTATACTCAACAGTTTGAACACGGTTACAGTGTAACTGATATTACGCAGGCTATTAAAAAATATGGTGTGCGTGACGAACAGGCATACCAGATGGTAAAGGCGACTAAAGAAATTGGTCGAGACCTTGAATACGCCGTTGTTAAAAACAAAGAAAAAATCTTAGGTGATAACTCCACCGAAGGTTTGATGGGCGGTATCGCTTGTTTCTTAGAAGACTATAAAGACGCCAACATTGACGCACAGGGCGTATTCACTTTGGCTACTCACAAATTCGTTACTGGTGACGTTGTGAAATTGAAAGCTAAAACTGGTAATTTAGATACTAAGTTTGAAGCTAACAAACAGTATTTTGTTCGTGCTGTAACGAAAGATACTTTCACTTTACATCCTACTGAACAGGACGCACAGGCTAACGAAAACGTGATTAAACCATCTTCTGCAGGTGCTATTCTTGTTACCTACAACAACATTACTGACGTATCTTTGAATAAAGACGCTAAAGGCGAATTTACTTTCGATTCCTTAAACGATGCTATGCAGGACGCATGGTCTCGTGGTGCTTCTATTGATATGGCTGTAATGAGTGGTGCTAACAAACGTAAAGCATCCGGTTTCACAGCGAACTCTGTGAAAAACCGTAATCAGTCCGAAACTAAGTTAACACAAGTTATCGATGTTATCGAAACTGACTTCGGTATGATTGACCTTGTTGCACATCGCATGTACGACAACGACACAATCGACTTGTTAGAATTACAGTATTGGAAAATGGGTTATCTCATTCCGTTCCACGTAGAAGACGTACCTCGTAAAGGTACTTACAAAGAAAAGGTTATTACTGGTGTTGCTACATTAGAATGTACTGCTCCTATCGCAAACGCTCGTATTGTTGGTATCAGTAAATAACTACTAGGGGGGTAGGCAACTACCTCCCACTTTTTTTGTTTAAGGGGTGATTGAATGAGGTTAAGCACACAGTTCAGCTTAGAAGGTGATACGTGGCACGTTAAGCATACATACGATGAAACGGATATCTTGCGAGAACTTCGTGATGAACGAAACTCTATGACAGGCGGTCGTGTATCCGGTGAAGGCAAATGTATTGCTCGTATTCCACGCCACCGCTTTTTATCTGATTTTGAATTACAGATGTACGACCAATATAGAGGGGTAGACAATCAAGAGGCAGAGAAATATATGCGTCTTTGGTTATTGAAAAACCCCGAATTTAGAACGACGGCAGGTAAACGAGGTAATGGATTATGATTCGAGTGCGTGAACTTGTACATACGATTCTTTACGATAAGAAAGAGATGTATAACCGTCAACATAGTAACGAAGAATTAATCAATGCCTTGAACTTAGTATTAAACTTTTTGAACTTAGCGTTAATCAATGCAGGATCCGATTACATCATAAAAGAAAAAGACGTATCGTTGCGTAATGGTAAAGTTAAATTACCAGATGATTTTGCTAAGTTTAGAGGTGTTGAAAATCAACTATACGACGGTAAAATCAAGATTGTTGGTGATGTTCTGTATTTGGATAGTAATGAAACTATTTCTTACTACTACATACTGGACAAAATAGAAACCATTGAAGATGAAATTGATTTACCTTTTGTGTTTTTTGCCTTATTAGCCCGTTATACAGGCGGCATTCTTGACGGGACATTACAAAGCGACCAGTTAGCAGCCGCGTTATCCGCAGAAGTTGATAAATTGAATTCCAGTAATACATCTGGTCCAATTATTCGACCAATGCAATTTTATGTATAGGAGGGAATATGACAGTTAATGAGTTGTTGATTTTAGCACGACAGCGATTAGGCGATATGCAAAAGACAATGTATTCCGATACAGAGTTAATTTATTGTCTTAACCAAGCTATCGACCGTGTATCGGCAGAACTAGCTAATAATTTCGACCCAGAAATTACGCAGACAATGGTAATTAATGGGCAAGAACAGGTTAAACGTCCAGACAACTTTATTTCTTTCCAAGGGCAATATCCGGTTCAACTTAACTACAATGAAGGGAAGCCTATGATGCAACATTTAGACCCCGAATTTGACGGTGAATTAGAAATTCGCTACTTTGCCACTATGAACCATGTTAAATCTTTGTCCGATGAAATTCCATTTACTCGCCGTATGTTCCAAAAACAGTTATTGACTTACATTCTGTATGAGGCTAGACCTTCTTTGGAACAGAATGCCACAGCTGCTACACCGAAAGCAGGTGAATAGCTATGACAGTTAAAGAGTTAATGGATAAAGCTGCTTTACGAAACCGTTTAAGTGATAGTCTTGAAACAGGCTATGACGACGATGAGTTAATTGCCTATATCAATGACGCTATAAACTTTGTTTGGCACGTTTTGATTGACAATAACTACTATGAAGTAATCGGCGATACCACATTTACTAAAGAAGTTAACGAAGTGCCAGAAGATTGGTATAGGGCGACTAACCAAGCCCCACTATTGATTAGAAATAACAAAGTGGAGGTATACGGAGATGTACCCTATCCGGTTCGATACTACCGAAAACCTCAATTCGTTAGTAAAACTACCGATGAACTACCGTTTAAGAATGAAGCATTCAGTAATATTTTGGCACAATTAACCGTTATTTCAGCCATGAGTAATCATGAGTTTAACATGGACGTAGAACAGGATTTAGTAGAAGCTATCGTGGGGTTATTATAATATGGATAATCAGAATAACTTACCGTCTACCATTCAAGGTGATGGTAGAAAGTTTATTTCCCTACTTAAAGCTCAATTAAAAGAAGTACAGAAACAAATCGCCGATGCGATTGACGAAGTTTCTTCTGTATACAATACCTTAGCGGATAATCCGGATACGATTGATGAACAAGTTCACTCTATTACAGTGAAAGAACAAAGAAGTAATGGTAAAGTGACCCTTCGAGTTCGTTGGAATAGCGACAACATTAAGCAATATAATGGAGCCGTTATCGACGTTAAAGAAGCTAACGAATACGAATTCGATAACTGGGAAGAACTTAAATATACCAAGACTTACTCCACCGCAAAAACAAATGAATATGTAATAGAAAACTGTTCCGTTGGTAGTAAATACTACATCAGGGTCCGTGGTAAAGATATTCGCAATGCTTTATCCGTATCCGCTAATGCACCTACAGCTACTTACTACATATCGCCGATGGATCATACACCAAAACCTCCATATGAGGGTACGGTGGTATTTGATGAACGCGGCGTATATTGGCACTGGAAACAGTACGACCAAAATGAGTATTCGTGGACGGAACTTCGATTAGATGAACATGTGGGAGATGCTTATAACCGTTTGGATATTACCTCCGATTTATGGAGTGATAAAATTCCAGTAAATCGTGTAGGCAAAGCTTATTTGTATAACAAAGGTGTAGGGAATTCGTATTCCTCTCCTTTAGAAATTGAATATGCAAAGAGTGTTCCGGCTGCTCCTAAGTACCTAAAAATAACCCCTGTATTCGAGGGGTTACAAATCGAGTTTGATAACATTCCAGAAGGTTGTAATGGTGCTATCGTTTATATCAACAATGAACCGCATAGAGTAATCGACAATAAATATAACTACATTTGTTCCACAGGTACTTATACCGTTAAGGTTTGCTTTACCGATGTATTTGGTGAAGGTACTATGTCCGACCCTCAAACGGTAGGAACAATAGAAGAAATTCCACCTAATGCTATTCATATTACGGATAAGGTAGTATTTGATGACGGTGTAATCGTTGGTAAATATATCGGTGATAGACAAATCGTAGGTACTAAAATTCAAGAAGATAGTATCACTACCGGACATATTCAAGCCAATGCTATTAATTCCGATAAAATTGCGGCTAACGCTGTTACAGCTACCAAAATCAAAAGTGGGGAAATTAAAACAAACCATATGTTAGCTAATTCTATCAACGGTGATAGAATCATTGCTAATACACTAGATGCAAAGAAAATCAAAGCAGGTAGCATCACTTCTGAACAAATCGGAGCAGGAGCGGTTAAAGCTGATGATATTGCTGCAGGTGCTATTAGTACGGATAAGTTAGCCGCAGGAGCGGTTACAGCACAGAAAATGAAAGTAGATAGTTTATCAGCTATTAGTGCTAATTTAGGCACTGTACAGGGTGGCACTATCATCGGTACTACTATTAGAAACGCTAGTAATAGCTTTTCAGTAGACGCTAACGGGCATATTCGTGGGGTTACAATCGACGGTGAAAGTTTTAGAAGAAGTGGACTAAACCTAACGGCAACTACATCAGCTAAATACTATGTAGCCGATAATCAGCTTTGCCCTATACCAAGCGGATATAGAGAGGATGAATGTATATTCTTTTTATCTCGTGCTGATGGATGGGGGCAGATTGGTAGCTTTGAACCGTACGGGGGGGACAGGCATAGCTTTTCAAAATATATAGAGGCTGGACAAAAAGAATTTACGGCAGTCTTGACTTCATATGATAACTCTTATCAACACGAAACAGATAAAATGGCTTCAAACTATTATATGTATGACTCTGCGGCTGTTGGACTTAGTGGTAGAAAGGCTATATGTCGCAAAATGAGAGCTTCGTCTAAAAAAATAGAGTATGATACCAGTGGTTGCGAGGTTGGCTATGTTACAATCCACGTTATTGGTATTAAGAGGTGAGTGTATGTTTTATTTATTTAACAAAAACGGCTCCTGTATTGTTAGTTCTGAATACCCTTTAGAAGCAAATGAAAACAACCAACTAATCATTTCTGATATTGAATACAATCCGTGGGAAATTGAATTAGTAGATGGAATTATACAGAAAAAGGTTATTCCAGAACCAGAAGAACCACCTCTAGTTGTAGAGGACGAATACGAAATTGATGAAAGAAGTGTAGATATTCTTTCCGCTATCGCTGAACTTAGCGAGGCAATTCTTGAATTACAAGGAGGTAATGACTTATGAAAATTTATCGCTCTTTATTCGCTGTTTATGGTCGTTTAGTTATGTTAGGTATTTACACGGTTGACCCAGATGACAAATTAAAGAAACAAGTTCCAGAACCATACGTTCCGTATGTATTGGAATGGATTGCCAATTACGAGGAAAAACATCAAGAAAAAGCTTAATGTTAGCTACCTTCGGGTGGCTTTTTATGTAGGAGGTATGAATGGCAAAGAAAGGAAAATCTCACGCAGCGGAGTATGACTTCACTCTCGACCAAGGTTCAGACTACCGTTTCCAATTAGAAATTTACAATAGCGACGATACACCAAAGGATATTACCAAAAACACTTACGTTTGTAAAATTCGTAGAGATGCAGAAGATGAAGAAGTGTTAACGGAAGCGGTAGCGACTATCATTTCTAATAATATTGTGGAATTTCATTTCCGTGATGAAGATACAGGAAACATTGATACTGACGGTTTGAACTATCAAGAGTTAACAGAAGCAACATACGATATATTACAAATTACACCGGATGGAGAAGTTACACGGCTAGTTAACGGTTTTTGTTCCGTCTCTCCTGGTATTTCATATCACTAGGAGGACGTATGAATTGGCTAAAGGATAAATTCGTAGGTCCTTATAGGGCGTTTGCCGCCGTTATTCTTGCTATCGGTTTTGACGTTCATGAAGTTTTTGACATGATTGTGCAACAGCTAGAACGCACAACTCATTATTGGGAGACGAAAGCTATAGTGGGAACTTTAATCACATTGGTTATTGATTTTAACCATAGTGAATATGTATTTATCGCCCAGTCTATTTTTTGGCTAGGGGTAATTGACATGATTACAAAGTGGTTTGCTATCAGTAATCAACACTTGCTAGAGCAAGGTTTCAAACAGGAGCATATTACAACATGGGATAAATTCTTAGGGTGGGGAGTAGCTTTTCAAGCAAAGAAGATTACTTCCGCTGCCATGACTATAGGATTTATTTGTAAAATGGTTCAATTCGCCATTATTCTGACAGCTACTTTCTATATTGATGTTAGTTTCCGTAACGCAGGTATCGTTATACCAATGAATGCTATGACATTTGGTATCGGTTGGATTTGTTATACCGAGTTACTATCCATTGTAGAAAATATGCGAGATAGTGGTGTTGCATATATGGACAAGTTGTTAGAACTCATGACTAGCAACTTATTTAATAAATTAAAGAAATAGGAGGTATTATGGCAACTGAAAAGTTAAGCGAAGTAGTTCCCAATTCCCCTAAGCTAATCATCAAGACTGATGATACCGTACCTAAAATCGTCATTAAATTTGAAGATAAAAAACCTAACATTGTTATCAAAGAAGGGTTAAAAGGAGATAAAGGAGATAGAGGTCATGGGATTACTCGTGTAGAGCAAGACGGATACGATATTCACCTTTACTTTGAAGATGGTACTTCTTATACCGTAGAAAATGTTCGTGGCGAAAAAGGGGAAAAAGGTGATATTGGTTTAACTGGACCACAGGGCGAACAGGGTATTGAAGGTCCCCGTGGTGAACAAGGCATCAAGGGCGACCAAGGCATTCAAGGTCCACAAGGTATACAAGGAGAGCAAGGACCCGTTGGTCCCCAAGGTATTCAAGGACCAAAAGGTGACAAGGGAGACCGTGGCAGTGAAGGTCCTCGTGGTTTACAGGGGGAAAGGGGTCCCAAAGGCGATACTGGTGATACTGGTATGCAAGGTCTAATCGGTGTAGTTGTATCTGCTACCGACCCACAAACAGGACAAATCTGGATTGAGCCAGATGGCGATGAGAACCTTACCTATAGCCGTAATGAAATTGACCGATTAGTTCAGTCTAAATTTAATGAAATGATTAATGCGGGGGAGGTGAACTATTAATGTTCGTTAAGATTTTAAACGAAACATTAAAGGCGATTGCCGATGCCGTACGCTCTAAAACAGGTAAAACTGGAAAGATAGAACCTTCTGAAATTCCCGATAAGATTAAGGGTATTGAAGGTGGAGGCGGTGGAGACTTTAATTTAGTAACTCTGGCAGGTGCCACCTATAACTGGGGTGTTTGGCTTTGGGAAAGACGGGGCTGTTACATCTATCAAGGTTCCAGCAGAGTCCGTTAACTTGTATAAAGCGGCGAACTACTGGAAGAATTATTCTGATATTATTACGGCGATTTAAGGAGGTATACAATGGCTAAACTTCATATCCCTACTGGGGAAATTAAAGACGGTAAAATCGTTTACTTTGAGTTTACCACTATTAAAGGTGATGAGGGTCCAGAAGGTCCAAAAGGCTCGCAAGGAGAGCAAGGTATTCAGGGCATTCAGGGACCAGAAGGACCACAGGGTCCTAAGGGGGAACAGGGACCTATTGGACCACAAGGTGAACGTGGTCCACAGGGAGAACAAGGTGAACGTGGTATCCAAGGACCACAGGGTATCCCTGGTCCAAAAGGTGAAAAAGGTGTTGAAGGTGATATTGGACCAAAGGGAGACACTGGACCTAAAGGTGATACTGGAGCAAAGGGAGAAAAGGGTGATAGCGTAACAGGGTTTTCTATTAGCCCCGATGGATCCCCTTCGTACAAAATAGGTAACGGCTCTTTTATTCCTATTATTGGTGTCAATCTTAAAGGACCCCAAGGGAACAAAGGAGACAAGGGCGACACGGGCTTAAAAGGGGACAAAGGGGATACTGGTGATTCTTATACCCCTGTTATTAGTTCTGACGGAAAGGTTACGTGGACAAAAAATGGTGGTACACCTACTACCTATAACTTAGCTACTTTAATCAGAGCCGAGTTCGATAAGCATATCAGTAATGCAGAAGGGAGAGAGTTTTAATGGATAATTATGTTTACCTGAAAGAGCAAACATTAAAAGAAATAGCAGACGCTATCCGTGCAAAAACTAAGTCCTCTAGTAAAATTACTCCTGTCAATATGCCTGTTGAAATAGCTAAGATTAGCGGTGGTAGTCCTAGTTTTAAAGTGGTTATTAAACAAACGCCAAATCAAACGATAAAAGCGAAGGTTGATAGGATAGAGTTTGTCAAAGATTATATATATAAAGATAAAAGTTTTTCTGTGGTAGGTCTTAAACCAATTATTTTAACAACCATAGAAGCAAAAGCAGGCTACAAAGCGGGAACAATTCAAGAAACTCAAAACGGTAATGTATGGACAATTACAGCTACAGAGGCTACTGTGTGGACGCCAGAGTTTGTTGAAGGTTGGGCAGTATATACTTTAGATAGTAATGGTGACATTATCCGGCTTGTTAACGGAATACAAGAACCGTGGAACCATGAACGAGGGATTTGTGACGATAAATCTATTTTGGAAACTGGGAAAGATACATTAGAGGTTTTGCAAGCACTTACTTTCACGGGCACTATTGTCCGTCTAGGCGACGTTTCGGGTTCTGATGGAAGTGTAGTGCTAGGAAAGGAATTCAACGCTAAAATCCTAGACCTAGGAGAAAACGAAATAAAATTCCTTGACGCTAATAATAAACAAGTTGTTATAGATATGCGTAAACTTCCTGCTGGAGAAGACCATGGCAATTTAATAAATCAAGTAGCAAGTAATAGAAATAACGCCAACGTTACAATTATTGTAGACCCTGTCAAATTAGATATAGTGTCAATCGACCAAGCATACAATCGAACGATTGTGTTTGGCGACACTAATGTAAGTACATGGGATTCCCAGGCAGACTTAATGAAGAGGGGTTGGAACGTATATACGCTATCTGACTGGAAGAAAGGCAATGACGATTTAGCTGAATACCTATAAGGAGGACGTATGGCAAAGAAAGTCGGTAAAACACAGAAGATAACTACTGTATCTCTTGTTGATTTAACGGGTGGTATGAATGTGGCGACTTCTCCCGAATTTCTTAAAGATAATGAATGCGTACGATTAGAGAATATGGAATTTGATATTGAAGGTAATAAGTTGCGTACACGGAGGGGACTGGGTTCCCCTCTTTTTACTTTCAATTCTCCTATCGTCCATATCTACAATGATTATGAATTGAACGACTTCTTTATCTTCTTAAAAGACAAACGCATCTTTAAGTATGAATTCGGGAAAACGCCAATATTGATTGGCAAGTTAAATGGACTAGCAGAACGCCCTAGTTGCACTAAATGGGGCGGCAGTTTATTAATTGCTAGTGGCTCTAAGCTACAAGAGTATGACTATAACACGCTAAAGGAGATTGAAGGAAGTCCAGAATGTGATATTGTATTTAACCGTTCCGGTCGTGTAGTGGTAGCAAAAACAGGTTCTGACCTTCTTATCTATTCAGCGATTGGTGATGTAAATAGTTGGACAATCAATTCTAACGACCCTGCCTCTCGTAAAGACGTTAACGTAGGGTACAAAGACGGTGGCGATATTGTAGCCGTTGCCGAACTTGCTTCTGACGTATTGGTATTTAAATCTAACGGTTTAATCTATGATGTACAGAACGAACCAGAAGAGTGGTCGATTACATTACTAGGCAATAACTCTGACTTTGTGAGCAGGCACGCCTGTGAAAATATAAATGAAGATATGGTATTTCTTTCCACTCGTGGATTAAAATCAATTCAATCTTCACAGGTATACGCCAACTTTACCAAAAAGGATATTGGCACCAACATTAATCCCGAACTTAAACTCCGTACCGATAAACCGTTCATATCCGACCTAAGACGTACAAAACAAATGATAGTCAGCGGATATAGTGAAAGAGAACTGTTCGTATTCCATTATGAATTACAGGCGTTTACAAAATGGATCTTCCCTTATAACGTAACGGCTATTTGTGAAAATCAATACAACGTATTAGTGGGTGCTAATAAAAATGATACCAGCGGTTCTTTATACGAATTAGACTTTAAGAATACCAAAGACGACGGTATGAAAATTCCACAGAAGATTGTTAGTAAAGAGTTGCGTGATACGCATAAGCTAAACGCTTATAGAACGTACATTGATATTCAATCAGACAAAGAAGGAGACGGTATCATCTCTATTAATGACGTTCGTATTGAGCATCACTGGACAGGAGAAGAACAGCAGAAAGAATATAAAACGCAGATTTTAAACCCTATTCTTTCCTTTATGTTTACTACTGACGACCCAATTATTTTCAAATACGCACAGTTTGATATTGTTATGCAACGTGAATCTATTGTATCGGCAGGTTCCTCTTCCTCCGGTGGTAAACGGAGGGGTTTAGCAAATGCTAGGAAGCGTAAAGCTACACATGATGATTTCTTGAAAGGTGTTGGTAGTGGCGGTGGCTCCCCTTATAGTTGATACTGATTTAGTAGTCAAGAACTTAGATAGATATGAAAAACGAGTGGGAAGAAGTTTCTTTAAGGATTGGAAACTAGAGAATTTCCCGAATATTACATTGTTAGCAGATGGTTCTTTCTTTACATGGGCTGTACGCCTTGATTGTATTGAGTTTGGACCATCTGTTTGTGATTTACGACAAGTCGTAGATATTGGTCTTGAATGGGCTAAATTAACAGACAAACCATACATTAGATGCATGACCGTTCGTAATCCTACCGCTTTTTCTCGGTATGTGAAAGGCGAAATTAAATTTGCCGCAATGGACGACGACATTCTCGTATGGTGTATTGAAAAGGAGGTTAAATAGTGGGAGGTAGTAAATCTACAACTACATATCATGAACGGCAATTAACTCCGGAAGAACGTGCTTTGATTGCACAGCAATCAGACTATCTTCGTTCTATTCAGCCTAGTATTGATAAATTAGTTGCTAAAGGCACAGAAGCTATTGATAATACATGGACTCCAGACTGGGGGAAAATGTATGGCAATACCATGACTAACATTAACAAAATCAACAATGGCTATGAACGATTAGCACAAGGGATTTTACCTGATGCTTATGTTACAGCTAAAGACGCCTACTATCGTAGACAGTATGAAAATACGCTAGGTAAACAATTAGCTGATTTATCTCGCCGTGGCGTAGTAGACAGTTCTCGTTACAATACGGTAGCTAATGATTTACAACAAAACATTCTTAGCGACACAAGTAAAGATTGGCACAACAATATTAATACTATCGCAGGATTATTACAGAACCAAAAAGATAATGCTGTTACAGGTTTTGGCTTAGCAGGGCAAGCACAGGACAATAGCTTTACGCCTGTTAAAAATTACATTAGATTGTCGCAAGGACAAGGTGGCGAAATTAACAGTGCTTTACAGTCGCAAGGACAACTTAATAACGGTCGCACTACAGCCGTTACCACTACTAAGTCTAGCGGCTTAGGTGGATTCTTAGGTGCCGCCATTCCTACAGCTGCTAGTATTTGGTGTTTCCCAGAACACGTTAAAGTAGCTACAGAACGTGGAGATATCCGTATTGCCGATTTAGTGCCTGGTGATATAGTGATTTCTAAAGACGGTATAGAAAAAGTTCTTGACTTAATCATTACCGAAAATCAAGAAATCATTACAGTAGCAACTCCAAACTATGAAGTTGATTGTACGGTAGGTGAAGTCTTTGTAACTCGTGAAGGTAGAAAGTCAATTTCCGATATGGAACTTGATGAAGAAATTCTGACAGAAACCGGATTTGAACCTATTGTAGATATTTTATTTACAGAAGAACGAGTTACCGTATACGAACCTGTATTAACAGGACAAAACTTATTCTATGCTAATGGTATTTGTGCCGAAGGTTTTGCGGAAGGAGAGTTATAATGGACCACGTTCAAATTGATGATAGAGGGAATGACTTCTGGTCTCAAATTGGTAAAGGTGTTGGTATGATTGGTGGCTTGATGCTGCGTCGCCGAGACGACCGCGGGGCAATGAAAATTATGCAAGACCAACTTAATCAACGTAAATTAGAAGACATTGATGAACAGAATAATTTATTAGGTGCTTTTGCCGCTAATGAAGCATTAGGAGACGATGCCGACCCAACACAACGAGGCTTATTAATGGCTAAGTTAGCTAATGCTGGTATTGACGGTGTTACTAAAGATAATTATCAAGACTTTCAAAAAGGATTGTTAGCAAGACAAGAGTACCTACGGGGGTGGGATACTAGCAAAACTTTTGCTGAACGTCAAGCAATGGGCGGTTACAATGGGTTTGTGAGTAATATGCCTAAGTTAATTTAAGGAGGTATATATGGCAAATCCGAAGTTATTAGAGATTGCAAATCTGATTACAAGTCGTAATGGCTTGCCTGCTGACATGGCTCCAATGTTAGCAGCACAAATGGCACATGAAACAGGGGACATGGCTAGTGTAGCCGCCCCTCATAACTATGCCGGATTATCCACGATGAGTGAAACTGGGTATGCTAGACCTTCTAACGAAGGCGGCTATTACAAAGCATACAACTCTGACGAAGAGTTTGCCGATGATTACTACAAAGGATATGTACAGCCATATATCAATGACTTAATTGCCGTTAAAAATGACCCTATGGCAACAGCACAGGTCCTAAAAAACAACGGTTATTATACTGATACGGTTGAAAACTATGGCGGCGGTTTAAGCCGTTTCTATAAAGAATTTAGCGGTATTTCCGTTCCTTATCAAATGTACAATACGCAAGGTAGTCCTAGTCAGTCATTTAATACTCAATTGCGTATGGATAACCCGAACGAGCCATTAGATGTTAAAGGTATGATTTCTGCCATGAACTTACCTTACGTTAATGGAGCAAAACGACAAGAACAAGCATTAAGCCGTGAACTAGGCTATCAAACAGATTTAATCGGTGCTGTAGGTAGTGATGTATTTGAGAGGTTTAGTGGACAAGCAAACCAATTAGCTAAGGCAGCAATGGCAGCCGCACAAGAAGGGGCTGACCTAGAAAACCAACAACATAAGTTGACAGGGGTAGGTAAATTAGCACAGATGATTGCTAATAGCAATAATAGTTCTAATTCTAAGATGTATGCCGCTATGGGGCAAATGTTAGGTGTAAACTTAAATCCTATGGACGACCGATACATCAATAGTCAAAAAATGGCGTTAGACCAAATGCAACGCAATCAAGCTATTCAAGACGAACAGCGTAAAATTCAGCAACAAAAAGAGTTATCTGATTACAAGATGCAACAAGAAATTGCCGCCAAGAAAGAATTGGCTACTTGGGAAGGTGAGCATAATCTTGAATTGGCTAAGAAATATGCAGAAGCAGGGGTTAGCCAAAAAGGTAAAGGTGGTAGTTCCGGCGATTTAACAACCTCACAGAAGGTAAAAATGAACAACGATATTATTAAGTTAGGAGATAATTATAGAAAACTATATCAAGAAACAGCAGATAAAGTCTATGCCGGATTAGTTAGCGAAGACGCTTTACGACAAATCAGTATGGACGCAGCAAATCAATTAGCTAGTTATGACGGACTTGGATTAGATGCATACAAAACCGTAGAAGGTATGATTGCCGGAGATGCTGCATATACAGAAAAACAATTACTTAATCTTTATGGTGCTAAGAAGGAAGATGGAACTCGACCTAATGCATATGTGGGGTGGAAATAAGGAGAGTGATATAGATTGAGTTGGTTACAAGATTATTTGTCGCAGTCAAATAAGGCGTGGGATGCAGAAAACCAACGGATTGGCGATAGTTATGTGCCAGATGAGCATACCAACTTCATAGATAGCTTTCAATCCGGTGTATGGGGGTCACTAGCAGGTGGTGCAGGTTTCCTCGCAGCAGGTGCAGAAAAAGCAGGGTTTACAGGTTTGCGTGATTGGGCTGAAAATGAGGCTTCTTACGCAGGAAAGAGAGCTTACGCCAACTCCGACAAGACAGAGTATAACGATTCAGGGTGGTATGACCCTCGATATTATGTTAATGGACACGCTTTAAATGATACCGCACAAATGCTTGGCAGTAGTCTTGTTGACATTGGTCTTGTTACTGGCTCTCTCCTCGCTGCTCCCGAAACAGGTGGTGCATCTTTAGCGGGTATCGCTGCTGTAGGTGCCGCTAGAGCTGGCGGTCGTATCATGGGTGAAAAGTTACTTGGTAACGTGTTAACTAAATATGCCCTCGAAAAAGGGGCTACTATGGGCTTAGAGGCAGGTGCTAAATTAGCATCTCGTCAAGTCCTTGGTGAGGCTGCTTTAGGTACGGCTAAAGGATTAGTAAATGAGGCTCCACTCATTCTAACGGGAGGTGCGTCAGAATCGGCAATTAACGCAGGCGATGTATACATGGAATCCTTACAAATGGGTAACGACCGTGATACAGCGTCTAGTCAGTCTATGCAAGCCTTTGGCGAAGGTTACATTCCTGCTATAGCTGAATTTTATGCTGATAAAATGGCTATTGGAGGTACGTTAGCCGGATTCGCGACAAAGGGTGGTAAAGTTCTTTCTAAAGCCGTTCGTAGTGCTGTTGCTAATGGTGTAGTATCTGGGCAAATGGAAGGTGCTGTGGAAGCATGGCAAACCATGGTACAAGATAGGGCATTAGGTAAGGAAGATGCATTAAACGCCCGTATCTATGACCCTACTTCGTGGTCGGACAACATGGCAGACTCATACGGGCAAGCCGTTGGTCCTGCTATGTTACTTGGCGGTATTGGTGGTGCTAGAGCAGGTATCAGTTCTGCCATGAACAACCCTAACCCAAACGTTAAAGTTACTCCAGAAGTAGCTGAACAACCTGTGTCTATCGAAGGCGATATTACCCCAGCTACAGATAGTATTACACCTATCGAAGGCGAAATTTCCTCCGCTCCTGTTGCAGATTTGGGCGGTATGGACTCTACAAGCCCACGACAAGGCTTGTATGACGAAATGCGTAATACGTTTATTCGGAATAACCCAAAAAGCCCAGATATTGTCGAGACTAAATCACAGGCTACAAATGATAAGATTGAAGACATCATTAGTCTTTGGGATAATTCCTCTCCAGAAGAAATCCAAAACTTAGCCCCAAATACATTTGTGGAAGACTTTAAGCAGGCAGGACTTACGGATGCGGAAGCAGGAAGAGCATCTAATGGGTTAGTTAAACACATGAAAGAGCAAAAACCGTTACCGAAGGTTGACGGTAGGGCTTTAATTGAAGAAGCTAGTAAAGTTGGTGTGCAACTAGACCCTAAACAAGCAGAGAACTTAGTATCTGACAATCCTTCTCCTGCTTTAGTTAAACAAGTGCAAAACAAAATTAACAAGGTTCGACCTATTGTGGAAAAACAACAAGCAAAACTTGACAAAAAAAGAGAGCAAGAGGCAATAGCCCAACAACAGAAAGAATACCTAGAAAATGAAAAACGAAATTACGTTAATAACAACTATGAAAATTCAACGAACAAACAGTTCTTTGACCGTGTAATTGGGAATACAGAAAACGAGCCAAATAAAGCGGCTGAAACCGCTTATAAATTTAAACGTGCTATGAAAGAACGTAACAAAGACATTAAAAACGGAAAGCCTAAAGCAAAGAATGTTCGTAATTATTTAACTAAACAAGGGATTACAGAAGAAAAGTACGGAAAAACCCCGGTGCAAGCAATGGTGGATTATGCAAAATCCATGGATCAAGAGAGGATTAATGCTCGACAATCCGCCCGCACTTCTGACGAATATAGACGCTCACTAAAAGAAAATGCAAGAAATGTTACTAATGTAATGGCTGTAAATAAAATGCATGACGATGCATTAAAAAATGCACATGGCGAGCAAATTAAATCGGTAGAACGTGATATTGACAATAGCTTAATTCAGTTAGGACAAAATGGTTTTGATATTACTAAGCTAAAGCACTATAAACGCTTAGAAAACGCCGCCAAAGGTTTTCATAAACAAGCTATAGATAGATTACAGCGTATCAACGAATCCGTTGGTTTGACAGAAAAAGTTAAACCAGTCGAAAATACGCCAATTGAAACAAAGCCTATCGAAGAAAATAAACCAATCGAAACTAAGCCTGCTGAAAACGCTCCAATAGAAAACAAACCTATAGAAGAAAAGCCTACAGTAAATGAACCTGTTCAAGAGGTTCCTGTAGCAGAGAAGCCAAAACGCACTCGCACCAATAAACCTAAAGTGCATAAAGGGTTTAAAGAAGGTAGTCAATTTTTCTCCGAAGAGAAAACAATTAGTGAAACAATGACAAAACTTAACGAAATGGAAAAGGATGAAACACTAAAGCCGAAAGAAAGAGAGGAAGTTTCTCGTATCAGAAAATTATTAACCTCTGTTCGTGACGAAGAAGGTAACGTTGCCACTAAAGACATGACAGATAGTGCAAAACAAGAGTATAATAAAATTATTAGTAAACATAAAGAATTACAAGATAAAGCTAAAGAAAGTAATATTGGCATTCAAGAGTTTACCAAACAAGCCTCTTCGCTAAAACAACAAGCAGAACGACTCTTTAAAAACTTCCCAAGCCAACAGACCCTTAACTTAGTAGTTGGTTCTGATTTAGTATTCAAAGTTCCTAGTCAAAACGCAATGGCAAAAGCTATTCGTGAAGGTATTGTTGATTTAAATAAAACGGTTACAAATACTTTTATGAGCAAGCCTGGCAACTTTAACAATGCTGCTTTGAAATTTATAGAGGGCTCGTTTGGCTCTAAACTGACGAAGTTGCCTAATAATGTTCGTAACGCTATTATTGAAAAAATTTTGCAAAACGAATATAGTAGTCTAATTAAAAAATATGAAAACAATGAAGGTATTCTTAGTTCAGAGCCTAGCAATTTAAAACAGTTAGCCGCTAGAATTGCCGGCTCATTCCCTACCCAAAGTTTTCCTAGTATTGGTAAAGAGGCAGGGGAAGGAACGACCAAAGGTATTTTTGGTGAACGATCCAAAGGTTTAGCTAATATCGCTAATGACAATCAAGGTATGATTGGACTTGCCAGAGAATACTACCAAAAAGAAGAAGAAAAAATAAAGCCAAAAGAAAAGGTCGAGCCAAAGGCTAGAACAACCAAACATCAGACCAAAGCAGGGTATACTGTAAATAAAGAAGGTATAAAGGCAACTATTTCTACTGAAATGACTAATGACCGCGACTATCCTGTAACAGTTACTGTTAAGTTCGATGATTCTAAATTAGCTACTGACGAAAATACCCAAAATATTATTGAGCAAGTTACAGCAGACTTATTCTTTGACACTGATGATGTAGACATTGTGTCTAACGAAAATGGTGTAGTAAAATTAACAGCAAAACCAATGTTAAGTTATACAAATTTATCAAATAACGTAAGTCAAGAAGGAATTTTGAAGGCTCGTGTCGAATCTATTAAGAAAGCCATTGAATTATCGGAACAAGGAGAGATTGCATTTACGGTAGAGGAAAATGCAGATATTTCCGCTTTGCAACCTATCTTAGACGACTTGTACGGTAAAGGTGAGTACAAAGTAGAAACCGAACTTGTAAAAGGGGTAGATAACGAAGGAAGTAGAAAAGAAGTTTACGTCGTAAACAAAGATACTGTCGTAGATGAAGATATAAGAGAAGAGTTAAGTGGAAGTGCTTTATATCAACGTGGGGCAGAAGATTTAGCAAGAAATACAGACGACGTTGCGACAAGTAACGATGTGAATGCAATTAAAGATATATTCAAAAGAGTTCCAAAAGAACTTCGGTTGAATGACAAACAGATCCACGAATTAACCACATCATTACTCTATTGGTTAGGTAGGGCAAACTTTCCAAAAGCCGTTGAATACTTGCAGAAAGCAGTTTACCTTAAAGTAAATGTTGAGACAGGACACAAACCGGAGAACGGATACACTTCTATTGATTATGGGGTTGTACGCATAAAGCCGGAGAATATTACGACAACATCCTCTACCTTTGTTCATGAGTTAGTTCATGATGCAGTGGCTAATGTCTTGGGAAGTGATAATGTATTCTCAAACAATTACATTAAAGGGTTGTTTAATGATATGCCTAAAAAGGCAAGGGGGAGGAAAAATGAGAGAGAACGACGTGAAGCTATGGAAAGACTTGTCTCCGGAGGAGCAGGAGAAGGAATTCGTGATTTGCGGGTATTACCTACAGGAGACAGTGGGGATACAGGACGAGGACGAAATCAATCGGATTTTGGAACTAATGCCGGAGAAAATAGACTGGATTGGACCAACGACAATAGCCAGAACGGATTGGGCGTACCTAGCCGGAGCAGCAGCAATGGCGGTTTATCAGATGGTAGCCGAGGACTTGGGGTACGAAATTCTGGACTGGACTCACAAAATGTGGGTAAAAACGGGACAGTTCATGGAGAAGGATTACGAAGGGACAAAACGGAGAGCGAAGAGAATTATTCAAGAGGACTGGTTAGAGGATGGTTACGCACAGAGAGTTTCGTAGACAAAACTACCGAGTCCCAAATAGACGATGGTTCTGCGTTTTTAGATATAAAGGATGAGTTGGTAGACTTATTTGACGACCATGACCTGTATATGTCGGATAAAGCAGAACTTATCGGTGCTTGGTTAAATGCGGCACTTCAACTAGATAAAAAACATGGCACAAAATTATTAGAGCAATTACGCAATGACGAATTGATTCTACAAGAAACATTAGCATACGCCTCCCATACTTTCATGACTCCTAGTCAATTAGGAGTCATTTTTAGTTCCGGCACAGAATCCATGAACGCTGAAAAACGACAAGCTGTTATTGATGACCCTTTCAAGAAAATATTATTTGTACATCGTATGGGTGGTACTGGTCGTGCAAAGGCGAAAGCAGACTGGAGAACAAATGAGATGGCGGCGACCAAATCTCTGTTTAATATTAGTGCTGCGGCAACGCCATTGGATAAATTGATGGATCCATCTTTAGATAAATATGGACAGGCTCTGATTGTTATAACCCCAAAAGCATTGGATAAACTCGCTTATTTTGCGGGGACATACGATTTAAGGTCTATAGTGGACAGAAAATATAAGGCATTAAGAGGAAAATACGGGGAAGAAAAAGTAAAAGAAATAATTAATGAGTTTTTTAATCGGGGTGTTATAAACGGTAAAGGCACGCTTGGACAAATATCTCTTGCCATGTTTAGCGATATATCAATTAGCAAAGAAGATTTAAAACAGAATTTAATCTATAGACAGCGTAAAGAAATTACCTCCGCTCAAATGACCGAATTTGAAAATCGGATTGGGCATATGGTAGCTGACTTGTATGTCAAATACAGTAATGACAATAAGGCTAAATACTTGCGAGAAAAGAGTTTACCATATGATAAAGTTGAAAAACTTATTTTAGATACCGCCACTTATAGAAAGGACAAAGAAACAGGAGAGTGGATTTATAGCGAGAAGAAGGGTTCTGGCAAAACTATCATTTCTCAATCTTTCTTTAGTGGCGTTATGAATGCATTCAGGGGTTATGCAGAAAATAAAGGAAATGCCTATATTTCAGAAATGTTCAAAAAATATTCCGGAATGAATAGCGTCCCTGACGGGCTAACTAAAGACCTTGAAAAAATTGCAAACTACATGAATGAATTCCAGACAACTTATGCAGAGGTTAAGTTTAGCGAGGATTTACCAGCTAATCTGATTCATGGTATTTATGACCCTAAAGGCGTCCTTACGCCGGAACAAGTTAAGGTGTTTAGAGATGCGGGTATCCGTGTTATTCGGAACTTCAAGGGAATGACTGTAGCGGAATATATAGCTAGAGAAAAGAAAAGTCCTTTACTTCAACATGGCAAAGAGGATCCTGCCGATATGAAGTCCAACCCAGCCGAAGCTAGTGTTAACATGGCAGAAAAGCTCATAGAGAAAGAAATTAAAAAAGAAACAGACAGAATAGAGGTTTACCGAAGGGCAGACAACAAAGATAATACTCCTATGTACGCTTTGTTAAAAGAAGTAAGGTCTCCTTCTAGCTTAGCTAAGAAACACTTCCCAGAACTCGTTAAGTTTATTGAAGATGCACGACAGGTTGTTAGAAAAACTGGTAGGGATTTAAAAGAGTACCGAACTAAAATGGACGCAGTATACAAACAGCTAAAAAACAAGGACGACCAGAAATCATTTGATAAACTTAAAGTCGAAATATCTGACCGCCGTATGGAGTTTGCACAGGTAATCCCTATTACAATGCAGGACGGAACTAATAAATACACCATCATTAAAGAGGGTGATATTTTTGAAGAATTTGAAGACGAATCAGATGCATTACAAAAGAAAGTGGAATTAGAAAATGCAGGCTATAAAGTAGCCAAAGATTACAAAAATCAAAGACATCGTATCTTTGCTAGTAAAGATATTGTTCGTGGATACAATTCCTTAGAGCAGGCTAACCAAATTGCTATTAAGGAATCGGGAGAAATCGCTAAGTCTAAAGGATATAATGATACAGTATGGAAAGCCTATGTTGAGTATCGTAAAACTCTTGACGAACTTATGATTAAGGCGGCTAATGCTAATGAACGTGTAGGTAATCCTGATAAGCAGAAATACTTGTGGGGTTATTCTCCATTTGAACATTCTCGTTTTGGTGTATACGAGGAACAAAAGTCAATCGGAGATGACGGAAAAGAAACGGTAACTCGAAATGTTGTTGCGTCTTTTAGAACAGAGAAAGCTGCTCGAAAATGGGTAGAAGAAAATCTCTTGAATAATCCAGAGTTTGCTAAATCTAAATTCGCTATTGTTGAACAGGACCGAAATTACAACAATCCTCGCAATGACTTTGATAGCCATTATGCAACGATTGATAATGATTACTTTAAGGATCATGTTGTTGAAGATTATATGGCAGCAGAACAGAAAGAGGCAGAGTTTAAACGCTTAACTGGTTTGTATCCAGAAATGAAAAAGTTGGTTGATTCCGGCTTTATCAACAAGCCATTAACGCAACAAGAATTCTTAAATTTAGTCAATGATAAAGCAACAATGGAAAAAATCGGGATTGATGCCAAAGCCCTTCAAAACGAAATGAAACATGCTAATGGTTTTGAATTGTTTAAGCGTAACGGCAAAGTTACTAAGAAGTCTTTGATTGAACATTTCTATACCAACACGGGCGATTTTGCAAAGAACAAACATAACATGACTCGTGTTATGGGGGCCAAGGGTTCTAACCCTAACTTGCAACGTGCTGATTATGACTACATCGTTTCTATGGTTAAGCATATCAATAATGCAGAATGGTATCATAAAGCGACAACAGCCTATGAACATTGGTTTAAAGATAAATACAAAGCAAATAGAAGCACAGGCAGTATGTCAAACAAACAGGAAATGATGCACACCTTAATCCGTACCGTTATGGGTGTTCCAAACCATTTTGATACGAGATTAAATGAAGTTATGGATGAGATTCCTAATCTCGGTCGTTTTATGACTAAGAACTACGGTGAAACATGGTTTACTGACTTAATGAAACGTGGTATGGAAGTTACAGCATTAGTTAAATTAGGTTTGTTGCGACCTACCGCTATGATTGCACAGCTAGGCGTTATGGCTAATATCTTTACCATGACAGGGTTTAATCAAAACTTCTGGGCAGCACAGGCGGCAGCTTTGAAAGGAAATAAAAACCCTAAGTATAAAGATTTATTTAGTTATATTGGTATTGGTGAAGATTATCAAGGGATTGAATCTGACGTATTCAACGACTCTAAATCAATTGTTCACACTACTAAAATTGGTAAGTTATTGGCTAAAGCAATGCTACCATTTGAAATGGGTGATAATTTTACTCGTCGTGTTGCTGCTATTTACGCATACGAGAAAGCATTAGCACAGGGCAAAACAAAAGAAGAAGCAATGAGTATGGCTGATGATTTTGTCCAAACAACCAACTTTGACTATACCGAGATTGACAGTCCTGGCGTATTCCAAAGAGCAGGTGTGGTTGGTAAAATGTTGCTACAGTTTAAGAAGTATCCGGTTAAACAAATGGAATTCTTTAATGACATCTTGAATCTTATGGATTTACCGGAAAACCCTTCTGTAGCTGATATAGAAAAGGCTAAAAAGGAAAGACGTTGGCGATTGGTTCGTTTCCTTGGATCCTATGCTGCTATGGCGGGTATGTTAGGTATGCCAATGGCAGGTGCCGCTGATGAATTGGCTGCATGGATTACAGGCTCTAAACCGTCAGAAGCTATGAAGGAATTAATGTACGAATGGGCAGGCAAAAACGAATGGAAACAGACCATTGCTAGATTTACGATTTACGGCTTGCCTGGTGTTGCAGGTGTAGACTTTTCTCGTAACATCGGTTTAGGCGACGTTATTCCTACTGACGCTAGTGAATTGGCAGGTCCTACATTCGGTACATTATCTTCTATGTATAACGCTATTAAATATAATCAGAGTGCAAAGAATAAGCTTATCGGTGAAATTCATGCTATCGCTCCGTTCTATACTAACTTGTATCAAGCATTTGGCACAGGGAAAATGAGAGACTGGAAAGCAGGCATGGATACGAGAGATTATACAGTTATGGAGAAGGTAGTAAAAGGCTTAGGCTTTAGACCTATTCGTGAATCCGTAGACGCTGATTTAGCTAATATCCTATACAATAAGATTAGAGAAACAAAAGATGCAAAGAAAGCATCAATTTACAAATACTTAGATGATCCAACAATTGCCAACATGAGAGAAATGGAAAGATATGGAGTTACAAAGAAGGATATTGAAAGCACTAAGGCTTCGCTAGAGGCTGACAGATTAGATAGAATTGCTAAGGCAGTTGGAGATAAAAACAAATCAGAGAAATTTGAAGAATTGAGAAAAACGAGAGATACATTCTTAGATTACACAGAAGAGGACGACGAATAGTCGTCCTTTCTTCTTTTTAGGAGGTTTTATGGCACTATATACACTTAATGATGTGGAATATTTAGCTAAAGTGTCTAATGCTAACCGCATCACGTTACATTGGTCCGCATCGGATTATAATACCGCTTTTAACGATTACCACTTAAATATCATGGGAAACGGAGATATTATTTCCTATCACGATAACTTTGATGTTAAGTTAGCAAATACTTCTATGCGTAATACCGGAAATATTGGTATTACTTTAGCTTGTTGCGTAGACGCTAGTGTATGGAAAGATGGATCCTGTGATTTTGGCACATATCCACCGACCGATGCACAAATTGAAACTATGGCACAAGTTATCGCTGCTATCTGTAAAGCTAAGGGGTGGGACGCTGATTATGACCACGTTAAGACTCATGCAGAATGGGCAGCAATTGACGGTTACAGCATTTATGACAACGACCCAGATATGAGGTGGGACTTATTACAAGTACCACAAGAGAAAGGAAACGGAGGGGATATTCTTCGTGGAAAAGCTAATTGGTATCTTCAAAATTAGTTGGAAGTATTTATTAACCTTTGTAGTTGCTTTTTGTATTGGTTATTTTATTCATCAGCCGAGGGTAATCTATGAACACATTCCTGTTACAAAAGAGGTTCCTGTGGTTACTACTAAAACTCAAACAGAGTTTGTTTATGTTCCTAAAAAACACGAAGAAGATGCCGATGTGGAAGCCACCATAGAGCAACCGAAGGTATCTGTTAAGGTGAATGGACAAGACCATAAGTTCGACCTTGTACAGGGAGAAACACAAAAATTTGAAAATGGCAAGTTGGTAATGAATCAACAATCTCAAATCACGTTTGACTTAAATGTACCGGATAGAAATGAATTGTTACTATCGGCAGAGGCAGAAGTTAACAGAGACGGTGTAACGCCAAATGTTATACTTGAAAAACGTAATGGTAGATTCCATTACGGTGCCTCGTACAACGTAAAGGATAATGAACTTTCCGGTTTCGTTAAATATGACGTATTGCGTCTGTACACAGAATAAAATTGAGGGGTGTAAAAACCCCTCTTTTTTGCGTTTTAAGGAAAATTTTATATCGCTAGGTATAAATACCTTAGCCAAAAATTTTACCCCCGTTTTTTCGCCAAATAGGAATAATTAAGTTATTTTTCAAGACTGAAAACCCGCATAAACACTACACTCTCACTGACTCTCAAAAACAGTAATTTTAGGGGTATACCCCTCTTTCCAAAAAGTTCAAAAATAAAAGAAGGAATTCTGATTTTTATGTCGAATTATTATAATATAGGAATAATTTTTCGGAAATTTCAAAAAAAGACTTGACAAAATTGGAATTTTGTGGTATAATATAGGTGTAGCGGAAAATAAAAATATTTTTTGTATACAATTATTACCGAATAGGAATGTTGGACGGTACAATAAGCCGAATAGAATGGATCCAACAACAAACATTCTTTGAACTACGGGAGGAGGATTATATGTGTATGGAACTGATGAGTGGTAAACCAGTATAAAATAACCATTTGGATTGTCAATCCAAGGAATCGCCGTTAGAGGGTGGGTTGGTAGACCGTTATCTTTACCCAGATATTGTCCCGTCCTAGATATTCGGCATGAGAGAGAATGGTTTATACCGCAACGTAAAGCTAGACCTGGGGTTGTTCGTCGCCTAATAAGATGAAAACTCTCTTTGTTCTGTACTGTGCATCAACTCGGCTTTGTACGAAGAACGTCCTACTTGCTCCGTGTTAGGGGCAAGTCTACCTAAAGCAAACAATCTGGCATTACCGAAGTTCTCCTCGCAATTACTTCATTAAAATAAACCTTCGGTATATGTATAAGAAATAAGTATAGTTAATAAAACCAACACGAAGTGTTGACTAAGCGTTAGCTTAGTCGAAAGGAGAGAGAATAATATATGAATGGAAGTATGGGGTTTTGTGATTTACACTCGCACAGCGATTACAGTATTTTCGATGCGTTCGCTAAGTTGGACGATAAAATTCAACGTGCTAAAGAGTTAGGATATACGGCACTTGCTATGACGGAACACGGTACGACAACAGGATTAATGGAACATTACCTTAAATGTCAAAAAGCAGGGTTAAAACCTATTCTTGGGTATGAGGGGTACTTTTCTTTTGAACCGGATATTAAAGCAGGTAATACCTATCATATTCTTTTGTTAGCTAAAGATTTGACTGGGTATAAAAACCTTATGAAGTTGGCAACGTATGGTACGGAACACTTCTATAAGAAACCTCGTATCGGCTTTGATATTCTAAGAGAGTGTAGCGAAGGTATTATTTGTAGTACAGCTTGTATCGGCGGTATTTTGGGTTGTGAAAATCCTGATGAAATAATTGAAGAAATGGTCGATATTTTCGGCGAGGACTTCTATCTTGAAATACAGCCACATGATTTTCCAGAGCAACACGAATACAATAAGAAGGTATTAGCTTTATCTGACAAACATAATATTAAAACTATTATTACTGGTGATAGTCATTATGTATGGAAAGAAGATGCAGAAGTTCATCGTCAATGGTTAGGGCTTGGAGAGAATGACGAGTATTACAAATCTGGCGATTACTACATGATGAGTGTTGAGGAAATGCAAGAAAAACTTCCTTTTGATATCACACCGTATGTCAAAAACGCTCTGGAAGTTATAGAAAAGTGCAACGTTGTTATTCCGCTAGGTGAACATAATTATCCGGTATTCGATGTTGAAAGTCCAGAGATGTACATTCGGGAGAGATGCCGTGAAGGTTGGCGTAAAAAGGGAATCGGTAAATTAGTGAATAAAGATACATACGGCAAGCAGGTTAACCATGAATTACAAGTGTTAGAACAGTGCGGTTATATGAATTATCTGTGTATTATCGACAACATGCTCCAATGGTGTAAATCACAAGGTATTCCTACAGGTATCGCTCGTGGTTCTGTAGCTGGCTCCACTATTGCATATCTTATGGATATTACCGACGTGGATCCTATTAAATACAACCTTGTGTTTGAACGCTTCGCCAATCCGGAACGTGTTACAGACTGTGATATTGATTGCGACGTTGCGTCAGACCGCCGTGATGAAGTTATTAACTATATTAAGGAAAAATACGGCGAAGTATTCCAAATTCGTACTATTAGCTACATTTCCGATAAATCGGCGGTTCAAAGAGCAGGGCAAGCGTTAGGATTACCACCTTCTGAAATTGATAAGATTAGCACGAGTATTAATTCTGTAGAAGAAGTTAAGAACAAAGAGTTGAAAGGCTTAGCTAAGAAGTTCATGGGACATATTCAATCGTATGGGAAACACGCTAGTGCGGTCGTTGTATTTCCTAAAGAGGTAACGAATTGGTGTGCGGTTGAAAAGGCTAAAGATGATGTGGTAGCCGCACAGGATTACCATTTACTTGAAAAACAAGGTATTATGAAGTTGGATATTCTGGGACTTGAAACATTATCTATCATTAATAACACACTTGAAAGAATTTGTAAAGATATCAATCTATCTACCATTGATTATGAAGACAAAAAAACTGGAGACATGCTTAGAGCAGGCTTTACTGATGGCTGCTTTCAAATCGAATCGCAAACTATGACTAACATTATTAAGGATATTAATACAAAAACAGTAGAAGATATTATTGCTACTGTGGCGTTAGGTCGTCCTGGTGTACTGGACGCTGGAATGGACCAAACGTTTATTAAGCGTCGTCAAGGACTTGAAACGGTTAAGTATCTTCACCCTAAATTAGAGCCAATCTTGAAAGATACAGAGGGTGTTATTCTGTATCAGGAACAAATTATGCAGATTGCACAGGTTCTTTGTGGGTATTCGTATGGCAAGGCAGATAACATTCGTCGTATTATCGGTCGTAAAGTAGTCGATGAAATGCAGCCTGTTATTGATGAAATGATTGATGCAGGCGTTAATAACGGTATAGACAAAGACACAATGACAAAGATTACCGATGAAATTGTAACGTTTGCTAACTATGGCTTTAATCGAGGGCATAGTGCTGCCTACGGTATCACAGCATGGCGTACAGCGTGGCTGAAAGCACATTATCCTACAGAGTTTTTCGCTAGTCTTTTTGATAGCGTAGCTAGTGATAAGCCTAAACTAGCTAGTCATATTGTGGCTGCTAAGAAGTTAGGTATTGAGGTATTGCCACCGGATATTATGGAAGGTAAACAAAATTGCGTATGTCAAGGTAAAACCGTTATTCTAGGGTTTAACTGTATTGCGTCGGTAGGGAATACCCTAATTAAAAACGAGGACTTTTCTACTCCTAAAGAATGGTTAGAAAAGAATAGTAAAGTAAATAAAAAAGCACTACAGAACTTAATCGGTAGTGGAGCGTTTGATAATTATGGAGTTGAAAGTCGTTACGAATTATTCGAGTATGTGGAATGGTTAAAAGACAAGCGTAAATCAAAAGGTGAATTTAAATTCACGGGAGAAGAAGGAGAATCGTACGGGAACCTAGAATTTAATACGATAGGATATTCGTTCACTGATATTTTCTCCGAATATGATTTAGGTATGGTTGACGGTGTTAGAAATTTTGCCGTTATGGTATCGAAAGTCAAGGCACATAAAACTCGTAAGGGTAAACCTATGGCGTTTGTTAAAGGGTTAACCCAAACAGGTGTTAGTGAATTGGTTATCTTTGACAAAGACTTTAGTGTATTAGAAAAAGGTAAAGTATATATTATGCGTCTTGACGGTACGATTATCAAGGATTTTATGATAGCAAAAAAGGGAGCGTAATGCTCCCTCTGTTACTTTTTCATTTCTTGTAATTTCTTTATTTGTAAATCTATTATAAGGTTTTGAATCGATTTATAGTTGGCAGGATTCTTTACAAAGTTTAAGGTATCTTCGTTCATGAACGATAAATCAGGACCATTTGGTTTTTGAAACTTTTCGCCTATCCCGAAGAACATATATTCCGGAGTTGTATTTAATATTTGGCAGAGGTCTATCATTCGTTCCATTGGCAGACCCATTTGTCCGTTTTCTACTTTGCTGATTACAGACTGGCTACTGAAACCTAATAGAGCCGTAACTTCCGTTTGACTCAATCGTTTCTTTTGTCTAAGTTCTTTTATTCTTTGTCCCATTCGTTGAGGGGTGGATTGTTCTAATCTTTCTTGTAATAATTTTGATATTAGTTCCAT